CTTCGTCTACAAACAATACTATAAATGTAGTGTTCCCGACACCATTCCAAAATGCTGCCGTTTCTATATCCCACATGGAGGTTGGGGTTGCTGGTAACAAGTCTTTGTTCTCTTTTGAGAACCTAACAACCACAGGCGTTACTGTACATTCTATTAGGCAATTTGGTTCCACAACATCCGGTTGTAGAATACAAGTTATCGGCTATTAATTCGGAGAATTATTATGGTACAGAAGATTAGTCCATTCCTTGAGGGGAAATATGGGTGGGAGTATGGGGAAAATGGTTGGAACTCCGGGATGGATGAGAACCTACTTAAGTTTTCTTTCATGTTTGACCGAAACGTTGACAGCATAGTTAGTACACTCCCCACAGCAGTAGACGGCCAAGCTCACTATAACACAACAGATAACCGCCTCTATTTTGCAGTGGGTACAACGTACTACTCTACTCCAGTGCCAAAATGGTTTGTAATCACTGTACGCAATACAGGGGCCATGTGGCAGTTTAATGGCACATCTTTGGTGCAACTTGAGGGAACACAAAATCTCAATACCCGTCTTGACTCTGTTGAACTTACAGTATCGACACTGGGAACTGCGGCTTATGAAGATGTGGAGTTTTTTGCCACGCAATCAGAACTAGATGTTGCCGCAGCACAAGCCAGTTCTTACACAGATAATGTTATTGGTAAGAAGGGTATTGTCAGTGTAAGAGACTATATTACTACGCCCGTGGATGGAACAACCAGTAACCAAGCGGGGATTGTTGCGGCAGTCGCGTACTGCTACGCCAATGGCTGCGAGCTTCATTGGCCTGCGGGAACTTATGTTTCTACGGGGAGCATCCCAAACTTCCATTCCGTTGCCCATACCGGCAATGGCGTAATTAAACGAGGCGGGTCTACCTTCAAGCTGGCTCAGGGCGCAGACCGTGTTAACGAACTGTTTGTGTCCACAAGCAGCGGATCAGATGACAATGACGGCCTAAGCGCAGACTTTGCAGTCAAGACTGTCAGTCGAGCCACGGCATTGCTGGCAAGTGAAGCGGTTCTTCCGAGGCTGGCAGACGGCGTTTGGCGGGTGAGAATAGCAGCAGGAACCTATGCAGAATCAGCAGTCTTTGATCTTCCAGTTGCGAACAAGAAGTACCTCGAAATCGTTGGCGAAGTCGGAGCGGGTGGTGTCCCTACGGTCGTATTCGACGGGACTGGATTGACAAGCACCGCAGGACTCTATTTCACAGGCCCCAAGCGAGTGAAGGTGAAAGACGTAAAGGCCATAAATTATCGAGGGAATTCCGTAGCAAGCGGTCTTGTATTCGCTAATCGTGGAGTGGACGTAGTTTTAACGGAAAACGTCCATACGTATAACAACTTGTGGACGGGTATCAACGCAGACAATATCGGCCAGATTTACATCGGAGGCGGGATACATGACGCAAATACGAACTACAACCTTCGGGTTCGTGGGAACGTCGGCATCTCGATTGGCTACCAGGGGAACCTCCCCGGAAACCGAGTTACGCTGAAGAACGGTACGGTTGGGATTCAGCTTCGGGACTGTTCTGCAGGGCACTTCGACTACGTAGACATTCTCGACTGCGATACAGGAGTGTGGGTCACGAACGTGTCTCGAATCACGCTAAACAACTGCTCGCTTACTCGGATCAATGTCGGGGTGGTTGCAGGGCAGAGTTCGACGTTTTCGTACGATCCGTCAACTACGTTCACAGACGTACCAACGAAGTACAGGCACGTTGCGGGCGGCTGCAACGATACTGACCCAGCCGGCGAGATGCTTACCTATGACTCTTTCTTCAATAGATTCGGCGTCGGCGTTTCGCAGTGGACCACAACAAAGCAACCGGCATCCAATGTCGCGCACGCATGGGGCACCAACAAGACCGGGACGGCTTCGTTTTCGTATCTTGTCCCTGACGCAACCTCTGCTCAGATGTTGTGGGGAAATGTTACAACCCCGTCCAAGATGTCCATGCTTGCGGAATTAGGAGCTAACAGATTCCGGTTCACAGCAGATGGCGTTGCCGTGATGTACATCGACGCGACATCAGCCAACTCTGGGCGGGACAATCTTTCCTCACTTGGCACTGCCAGCGCTCGCTGGTCAACAGTCTATGCTGGAACAGGCACGATCAACACGTCGGACGAGCGCTCAAAGCAGCAGATCAAGCCGGTAGACGATGCCGTATTGCGTGCATGGTCGCGCGTTGAATATGTACAGTACAAGTTCAATGACGCAGTGGAACAGAAGGGCGATGGAGCCCGCTGGCACTTCGGACTTATCGCCCAGCGCGTCAAGGAAGCATTCGAGTTAGAGGGTTTGGACGCATTCGATTATGGGCTTTTGTGTTATGACGAGTGGGGTGAGCAGTCGGAGGTCCTAGATGCGGACGGCGCTGTGACACAGGAGTACCGACCAGCCGGGAATCGCTATGGCATTCGCTACGAAGAGGCGCTTGCTCTTGAATGTGCATACTTGCGCAGCTTGATGGGTAAGTAGATGAATATCTCCGACTTAGCTAAAGCTGTCGGAATTAGTGAAGACTTGGCGGCCCTTTGGTGGTCGCCAATCACTAATGCTATGCAGCGATATAATATTAACACCCCCCTACGTAAAGCTCATTTTCTTGCTCAGATTGGACATGAATCTAACAGCTTCAAATCTGTAAGTGAGAGCTTGAATTATAGCGTAGACGGACTTCTTAAAACATTCTCTCGTACCCGTATCTCTGAGATGGATGCTCGTAAATATGGGCGTACTTCTACACAACCAGCACACCAACAAGCAATTGCCAACATTGTATACGGTGGTGATTGGGGAGTAAAGAACCTTGGGAATACTCAGCCGGGAGACGGCTGGAAGTTTCGCGGAAGAGGACTTCTGCAAGTCACAGGACGTGCTAACTACACTAAGCTGAATCAATCTCTTAACTTCGATCTTGTTAATCGTCCAGAACGTCTTGTAGAAGATAATCTTATCTCTGCATTAGCAGCCGCATGGTTCTGGGATAGCAGAGGATTGAATAGCTTTGCTGACAGGGATGATATTCTGACCATTACAAAACGAATTAATGGCGGGGCCAACGGATTGGAAGACCGTAAGAAGCGTTTGGAACGAGCTAAGAAAGCTTTGGGAGTAGCATAGATGCAAAAGGTAAAGGAAGTGGTTGTTAGCACAACTAAGGACGTAGTGAAGCCAAAGCTTCTCGATAACTGGCGCGAGCTTCTTAAAAGCTACTCATTCATCTTCCATGCTCTGTCTGCGCTTTTGACACTCGTAGAAATCATCCTCCCGTATATGTTTCTGATTGAACCTATGTTCACTCCAGTAGCCTATGGTGTGACAATGTTTGTATTGAACGTGTTGGGCGGATTGGGACGACTTATCAAACAACGCAATATTCCAGATTAAGGAGAACAACATGCTATCAAAACCACTGATGCTTGTAGTGGCTGTTCTCTTTAGCTTGGTGTGCTTGTTTGGTTATCTATCCTATTCATTTTATAGCGACAAAGCAAAGCTTAAAGCTGATGTGGATCGTTTAGCGAAAGCTAACGCATCGCTTGTTTCTGATGTAGAAAAGGCTACTAAATCCTGTCTTATCGTTGATGAAATCAATAGAAAGCACAACGAAGAACAGAAAGCCTTGGATGAGAAGAAAGAAGGGATTGTAAAGCAGATAGATAGCATCCCAAAGAAATCTAATCCAACTACTAAGGAATCCTCGGATGTTGAAGAAACTAACGTTGTGGACATTGATGGTGTGTTGCCTCTTGATCTTCAGCGGATGCTCAACGAAGCCCACCGAAGTGCAGTACAGAGATAGAGTGCATACAACGCCAGATAGCCTTCTTATCGACCCGTGTGTAGCTAAAGAAGCTGGGTGGTCTGTTAGAAGCCTTGCAAAAGGTTATGTAGAAAACACTTCCTGTATTGCTAAATACAAATCCTTGCTTGAGAGACAGAGAGAGCACAAGAAAAAGATAGCGGAGCTTTATAATGCCGAACACAAACAATGAGCAACAAGCAGCAATCATCGTAGACCGAAGAATTAACACACTTTGGGAGAGGCTTGCAATTGCAGCTCTTGGTTTAGTGTTGTCTTTCACTGTCTACAGCTTTAAAGAGCAAGCAACAAGGATTGAAAACCTTGAACAAAAAGTGATTGCAATGGACAAAATCAAGACGGACCGGGGCGACCTTAAGGAAGTTGAAGAGAGGCTAAGCTCCACTCTACAAGCTCTCAAGTCCGACCTCATTGCACGTCAAGATATTGCACAGGCCAACATCCTCTCACGGATTGATATGTATATGCAACAAACCAAAAAATAGATTAAAGAGGAATGCCACTGTGCTCTGGACAATTCTTCAAAACGCAGTGAACTGTTTATTTCTGGTTCTCTGTGTTGTAGTGCTGACGATTGTATTGAAGCAGAATGCTTCAGATGTGGCAGCTAATAACGTAGTGGAGCAAATTGACCTTGTTCGTGAAGAGAATAGGCGCGTGATTGGAAACAACACCACCTACTTAGAAGGAAGGGTGAACGAGCTTGCTAAAAGTCAGAACGATTATCAAGTGTCCACTTCAAGGAAGATATCTTTGTTGGAAGATAAAGTTGGAAAGCTTTCAGCGGAGGGTGGTAGACAGAGGCTGATAAATAATAACAACAATAGCCTCACCATCAATGGAACTGAGGTTGCTGTTAAGCGTTCTTCTGAAACAGAACGAGATGTGCAATAGCTATCACATCTTTTAGAAACGACTATTAAATTAAAAATAAGAATAAATATAACTATGCCCAGAGGACCGTAAGGCTCTCTGGGCTTTTTGTTGTCTAAAATTTATCACTCTTCAATGATATAGTTTTCATAGCGTTCAATCAGAGCTTTAGCAACACGAGGGTCTGTCTGCTCAGAAGCAAGAATCTTAGCTTGTTCAAGCTTAAAAGCAAGCCAAGCTTTGTGAGCTTCGAGTTCTGTGTCGAACAGACCGAGGTGTTTCTTTTTCCCAGAACCGTCGTTGCAGTATGCGTGAAATTTATTGAGAGTCTTATCCAAGCTCGCCCCAATGAGATGCTGTCCACGGGATGCGGTACTCTCAGTCAGGAACACATTGACTCTTTTTTCTACAAACACACAGGTGTCAGGACTATACACTTTGTTCCCAGGAACAAGAATATCCTTATCAAGCTGCTTCCCTCCCCAATCTTGGTTTTGCATCCACTGTCGAAACTTACTAAAGGTTAGCCACTCTTTACAAACGAAACACCCTTTATAGGTAGGAAATTTCTCTTGATATTTAACAGAATAGCAACGCTGAATCATCAGCCGCCATCTGGAGTAGAATGGGCAAATCCACACAAACTTCTGTTTTTGTTTACCATTCTCATATCCGATCGTTTCCTTTATCATCACAATATAATCTGCATCGTTTATCCCGACACCACACACCAATTTCTTTTTCTTCACAACACACCTCCTAAAACGGTAATCCTTCTTCATCGTCCCAACTCGGAGCTGGAATGTAATTCTTTTGTGGGACAGGCTTTTTAGCTACTTTCTTATCAAGTTTAGTAGAACCAATTATATTTGTCCTGAAAGATTCCACAATCTTACCCTCTTTATCAAGAATGGCAAGATTTAATTCTCTGTCAAAGATGTAGGAATTACTTCGATGGTTGAATGACATTTTACCTTTCACCGACAAATAGCCGCAGTCAGCAAGAAGCTTAATAGCTTTGCCGACAGTCTTACGCACGACACAACAAGCAGTTGCTATGTCTTCTTGGTTATCAAAATAGCCATTACCTTGTCCTTTGAAGAACTTCCATCTATCAAGCATATAATGAAAGACAAGCTTCTGCACATCAGGGAACTTCTCATATTCTCCTGTGTTTAGGTTTAGAATGTGTGTCGCTTTGGTGACATTATGGTATGTCGGAAAATAACTGTCAACTGTTGTTTGGTCTGTTTTGTTCATCCGTTTGTTTTCCTTCTTTAAGTGAGGGTATGAAAATAGATTTATGAAGACTGCCGATAATGATATTCAGTGTGTGGGCTGTGCTTGTGTGACCATAGTATTCCATGATTTCAAGCAACTCCTTGCCAGCACGGTCTGAGATATTAGTTCGCATTTTATCCTCCCAATGTAACTTTAATTCCAGCCGGAGTAACCCAAATACCCCTACCACTGGGAACCATAGTTACAATAGTAAAAATGATGTTATTAAAAATGATAGAAACAAAAATGAATAAAGGGCATTAAAAGCCTGTTTCTTTTATCTCATTTTCTTATCCTCCATTGTTCGCTACGCTCACACTTAACTCCGTATTGGTGCTAAGCTTTTAGAGGTCAAAGACCGATATACATTTGTTTGTGCAAAGCGTAGCTTATATGAAAAATAATGGCAATGGGTAAATGGGTTACACCGGGGTTGTTAGTTAGGTAACCTCTTCTTGAAGGGTCGCTTCAAGACGTTCAACGGTAGCCTTTAGGTACTCATTCTCTTTCTTCAGACTTGTGTTAGTATCTTGCAGCTTCTTCAGTTGTTCCTTAACACTCAGCAACGTCTCCATTGGGAGCGCTTCATAATTCTTCAGAACATCATCACTTTCACCAGCAGAGATAATAAGGTCTGGTTTAACTTCATTGTAACCATCACTACCTTTAAACTTAATATGCTTACCCACCGTTAGGATACTCTCAAGTTCAACCTCTGTTGCACCGTAGTAGTCACTCTTGACAGCGACGATGTTGTTCTCCACCATCTTGAGCATATCCTGAACATACTCCACGTTGTCGGTAGTCAGGTTGATGATCAGATCAGTAGCACCGTTTGTTTTAATTTGCATCAGCATAATACATCTCCTCCAAGATTTAATTTAGATGCCGGGCACTACTCCGGCTGAGTGCATTTTACGATCAGTGTTGCTTGAAAGGCAAGCCTTCATTGCATTTTATTACTCTCCCAAATACTCGCGAAGATTATCAAAGCCGCCAATATACCCCATCTCATTTCCATTCACAACGAAGCATTGAGGGAATGTGCGTGGGCGTGGTAGGCCCATACTGTCTGTCACTTCAAACAGTTCATCTACCTCGTAATCTTTGCCGAGCTTTTTGTATTCCAAATCAAAACCTTTCATTGCAAGCAGATGACAGGCTTGGAGGCAAGCACTACAACCATCTTTACCATAAACAAGGTACATACTTTCTCCTCTTTAAAAGGAGGGGCTTTCGCCCCTCATTGACAACTCTCACACTCTGCTTTGTCGTTAGACGCTTGAACACCAGCTTTGCTGTAGATGTAGTATAGACCAAGAATGTCTTCACTCTCAATAGCATATTGATGTACACGGGCGATAACAGCTTCGTCTTCTCCGGCAGCAAAGAAGAGGTTTAGTGATTGCCACTGATCCAGAAATTTACCACGGGCTTCTGCTTGTTGCAAGATAGCCATCTGATTAATTTCAAAAGCAGTTTTAAACACCTCTTTCTCCTCTTGTGTCAACCACGACACACCCTGCACGCTACCCATTGCCTCACGAACTTCAGCAATATTAGCTTTGCTATACACACCCTTTTCCTTCATAAGGCGGAGTAGGTGCGGGTTTACACGATCCACCTCGCCACCAGCACTTCGCTGTGTGTACACCATCGCTGTATCTGGGTTGATGCCTTCACTCACACCACCCATAATCAAAGCCGTGCTCTTAGTTGGTGCTACAGCGAGGAGGTGACTATTAGCCCGTCCATAGCCTTTACACCACTCCGGCTCACCCCACTGCTCAGCACTCCAAGCTGTTGCTTTCTCTGCTTCTGCCCGAATGTACCTAAACAGCTCAATGTTTAGCAAGTAAGCTTCGACACTTTCAAAAGCAATCATCTTCCGCTGGTAAAGCGAGGTGAGTCCACAAACACCAAGGCCCAAAGCACGAGATTTACGGGTAAACTCTACAGCCTTCTCCAAACCATGAATATTCTTGGCCCGCTCAATAAACTCTTGAGCCACACAATCCAAGTATACTGTAGCTACAAACACGGCGTCTGTGCCCTTCCACTCATCATAAAGGTCGGCGTTCATAGAAGCCAGAACACAAGTGTAGGTGTAATCTGGTCCGCTGTGCAAGGTAATTTCCAAAAGGTTGTAAACAAATACAACCCTTCCGACTATATCTTCATTTCAGTTTTGTACCGTAGGCAGTCTGGAAGATTGTCCTTAAACGGTTCAATAAAACACTTATAGAACATAACAGCGGAATCCATTGTACCTATTTTCAAATAATTATTTGAAACTGTTGTTGAGATTCCGTATGTTTTGAGTTCCTCTACCAAAGAACTCAAAACGAGACCATCTTGTACATACATCTGTACATAATTATTACCTCGACCTGAAAGATCAAAGTTCAAATAACCGTCGTCCATGAAATACAAACACATGCCGAAGGGTGTGAGAGCCTTGACCAACTCATCTTTTGTTGCATTTTTAACCCACTCTGTAATTTTCGTAGGCAGTTTACGAGAGTACCACGTCACATATTCGTGTCCTTGCTTGTGTTTAAAGGTCTTCACACTACCTGCCGGATTTGTGTGCGGGAACGCTTTATTGAATAGAGCTGCTTTGTAGTAGACATAATCAGACTGACGAATACCATGACTTATAGTCAAAGCTTGCCTATCACTACAGTAATGCCCATCGCCAAGAATCTGCGAGACCACCAGAGATTTGTTCTCATCAATTGTCGGATTATATTTAACCTCAAAAGTCTCCATCAGGCAAATCGCCCTCGCCCTTTCAAACGTAGACACACCAAAATGTTTATCAAACAAGCCAACGCGACGACTTTGACTGAGATTCAGAGTCTCCCACAAGTCTCCAACGCATTCCGAGAGAATGATTGCCTTGACCAACTCATTACGGGTAGGTTGAAGTATGGTGTTAACTTTCTCACTGACAGTCATGCCGTAGTAGCTCTTAAACCTTTTACAAAAGGCTACAGTCCCAATACCAAACTCAGCACAGGCCAGCGAGCAAAGACTATTTGACTTTACATCTTTATTTGTCTTAACTTGCGACAAGAACTCATCGCAAAAACTTTTAAAATCGGTAGATTTTACTTTCATGTTATGTCCTCCTAAGTGTACTAACAACTGAATGCTTCGTACATAGTCTGTGAACCTTCCTCTTGGTAAGAGGCTCGGCTGCTGATTGTCCAACACGTTTTCTTTTCAAACCGTCACACTCACCGTTTCCAGTCATGTTGTGGTGAAAACATTTTAACAGAGTCCCAGCAATTCTCGAAGTTTTTATTTTAAAGTTGTGAAACCAAATTATCAATTACACAACTGAGCTGCTTTTACATCAAGGTTGTGGTCCTTATACCATTGAGGACGCTTGCGATTCGCCTTGTCTGGGAAGAATAGATATCCTTTACCAGTCACCATCTTAGTCTTCAAAGCTTTCTTGAATCGATAATGAGCTTCTTCATCACCTTCCCGCATTTTCTCTGTGTCGCTATCATGCCAGTTCCACCCGATATTATTACCGTCAGGGTGTTGTTCCAGATACGCACATACTTCGTGGAAATCTCCATGGCTGATCGGCAGATAGCCCGCCCAAGAACCTCTACGAGCAGTTCCTTGTGCCACATATTCCATGTCTGCTTGCATACCCATAATAACAGGCATTACGCCAACAGATTTCCCACCAGCACTAATCTGACTACCACGGGGACGGATATCTCCGAGATAACCTGCTGTACCAAAACCATACTTTGTTAGGATTGCAGTTTCATGTTTAGCACGATAAATACCATCAATACTATCGGGAAAGTAACTACCGGCACATGACACAGGCAAGCCACGAGTGGTCCCACAATTAGCCAGAATTGGTGTGCTAGGACTTAGCCAACCCTTCCACATAATGTCAAAAAACTTATCCTTCCACACGGCAGGATCAGGTGTGTGAGCTGCCAAAGTGTTAGCAATACGTTGATATTGCTCTTTAGGGTTAGCAGCCTGATACAGATATTTCTCTTTAAAAAGCTGCCAGCTCCCTGTGCTCCAATGGAGAGGCATAAGCCCCTCCGCTTGTAGTTTCTTACGCTCTTCGCTGAGCTTATCATAAATACCACTAGACAATTATTTTACCTCCCAACTAAAGCCGTTAATATCCCAGTCACGGACATATTGATTTCCCTGCGAAGAGAAGAAATCTTGTGCCTGATAACCATTGATGCCCCGATAGAACCAGTCAGCAACTGGGTTATACTCTACCTTGAACAGATTCTTGTATCCAAGATTACGTAGACAGAGGTTAACACGACTCTGAGCAAAATGCTGAAGCTGAGTATCTGTGATTCCCTCAATCTTCCCCTTCTCAAAAATCTTAGCAATAATCAGTTTCTCATGCTCGTATACGGTGTTGGCTGCATCATACACATCCTTTTCCAAAGTAGCAAGATACTCATCATCAATCTTACCAGCATCAACCAACTCTTTTTTCAGTGTTCGGAACAGCCAAGCTGCTGCTTCTGCATGAAGATTTTCATCACGAGCGCTAAAATTAATTCCGCTAACAACATTTAACAGCTTATTCTTTCCTTGACTCTGGAAGTGCTTCAGGAAAGCAAAGCTTGAATAAAGAACAGCACCCTCACCGAATGTAAAACACCCTAGGGCGCGAAGATCATCAGCATCAGAAAGTGTATTCTCCAAGTAATCAATACGTTGCTTCAGTTCTGCATCTTCAATATACGAATCATAAAACTCATCTGTTGCAATTCCAAGCTCTTCGTTCAAGGTCTTGTAGAAGAACAAGTGGACACCAAGCTCAACCCCACCAAAAGTAGCAGCCATCGGTTGAATATCGGCAGGACGTGGAAACTTCTTCATAACGAAGTTAAGCCAAAACTCATCACCAATAATCTGTTCATACTTACTGAAAAGCTTAAGCACCATAATTGTGCCATGACGCTCTGCTTCCGACATGTTTACAAGAATGTCTTGTTTGTCTTTGGCAACCTTCACCTCAAAATGAGGCCAGAAAACAGATTGCTGTTTATTCATAAAATCTACAGCTTCTGGGTAGTCTACAGTAAAAGTGGACTTTGGTGTACGAATCCTTACATCTGTCAATTTATCCTCCTCAAAATTCTTTTCTATCAGTCATCTTCCCAAGAGCTAATCGCCCCACGGGGGTTGAGCATCGCCAAGTGTACCCGCTTACTCGCATCAGGACAAGCTCCAATGTGCGCCTCAAGGCTTGCATAAGGACTGTCTAACCAAGCTTTGTCTGTACGTTCAAAGCCCTCAACCCTTACCCCCATCCAAGGTTCTTTAGTTGTCTCTGGACGATGTAGAACAGAGATAAGATCATACCCTTGTGAGATATCAAAGCCAATAGAAAAAAGTAGTTCTTCCATCTTCTTTTTATCTTCATTCACTACAGAACTCTTAAACTCTGCATTTTGCATCAGATCATAAAAACTCTTTGCGTAATGTACACCGCTCATTTACTACCTCCCCACAACTTATTCAATGCAGCACGAGGACTCATACCAACTTGATAATAGCCTACGAACTCTGTAGCGTTGTCAATGAATCGACGATACGCCTCATTCTTTTTAATACCTTCAACGTGCTTGATTAGAACAGCAAGCTCCTCAATCCAATCCTCAAGAGGAAACTCTTCTCGAAAGCCAATCATTTTATTTACTCCTCAATCAAACTTTCATATGATCCATCAGAGCAGCCCACGATACAGGGTACAGCGGAGCTACAACATCGTGAATCTTTTGAGCAAGCTCTTGTGCTTCTTTCTGTGCATGGTTATCAAGACGGAGCTTACACACACGAGCAAAGGCAACGAGAGAACCAGTCCACACCCAGTTAGTCATCGTAGACTGAGGAAGTACCATCCTAGCCTGTTCAGGAGCAATGCCAGATTCAAGCATGTTATTGTAAAGGTAGAGGCATTGCTCTGCAACATACTCATAACAATCGTCTGCAAACTGATTCTCTGCATCGTCATTCCACCGCAGAAGGTCGATTACTTCCTCGCCACTCCCCTGCTTCATGTTCTTAGGACGACTACGCCATGCTTCTGGTTTATAGAACTCAGGAGTGTCGTCAATATAGCGCCGACTCTCTTCGTTCCATACCAACCCAATCTGATGCTTTACAAACTGACGTGCCATGAAGATCGGAGCCTTGACACGAATCTGTACCGATGTGTGTGCCAGAGGACTCCAATGGTTGTGCTTTGCAAGATAGTTAATCAGTTTAGTATCTTTCTCAAGATCAAACTCTTTTGACTCTTTAGCGAAACTCACCCTTGCCGCATTCACCACATTAACGTCAGAACCCATGTGACAAACGTATTGTACTTCCATCTCTGTGAACTTAATCAATTAAATCTACTCCCCATATTCAAACTTCAAAATAAACTGTGCGTAGTGGATAACCTTGCGGATGTCTTCTGCGCCGTTCTTGTCCTTGTGGCGTGTCACATATTTGACAATGTTTCCTTGGCAGAAATCAAGATTGTTAGCCGTGATGTACTCAATCGGCTGAATCTTTTTATCTTTGTAGTGACTGCCGCCGTGCTGAATATCAAGAACTGAGTCTTGCTTCAAGTCTGTATTAATCACATCCAGAAGTTTTTCGTTTGGTGCTGGGAAATCATCCTCTTTCAGCAACTCAACCTCCACAGCTTGAAGGGGGCCAAGAGTCCATAGTTTTCCGTAGTTCACGAAGTTATATGTTTTCGTACCTTCATCCCACAGTGCGTCGTGCTCGCTGCCTTTATACAACCCTTGGTGTTGGTATGTATCCACCAATACACGAATCTTCATCTCCACTCCTCCTTTGTTACGTCTGCATAACAATCTTACTCAAATGTAATGAGTGTTAGACATTCACTCTGGAATACACTCACTCAAATCAACACTAACGAAGTCTTTTGGTTTTAGCACTTTGCGTGCTCCGTTACGAACAGTGTAATATGGAATGCCTTTATACACAACCTCTTCAATGTGCAAACCCTCCTGTTTAACTCCTTTCAAACCATGCTCTTCGTAGTGGTCAAGAGTTTCCTTAGCCTTGGTGTATGTACGGAAAATCTTAGTGTCGTTATTCTTGTTTACAAGGTCCATAGCAAGATCGGTGTCGAAGTCTGCTTGATAGACAAGTTCAGCCAAGAAACAAAACGTTACCATTATGTCACAAACCCCATCCAACAGCTCAACAGCATCCCCTCGTGAAGCTGCTTCCAATGTTTCTTTAGCTTCCTCTACAACAAGCTTAGCTTGATTCTCTACAGCTCGCCAGAATTGAATATCGTCGTGGTGATAAAACTGATTTCCGGCTTTTGAATTCCACTCTACGATTTTCTTGTAATGCTCTTTAATGTCCAGCAACTTCTTTCTCCTCTTACATGTATTCATGTGCCTATTTGGGAATCCTTTCCCCTCCTATTTGCTTCTGCTAAGAAGCTCTCCATGCTGCGTATTGTTTCATCTTTTCTTTTGTCTGTCAAGCAGTTAACGTTCGATCCAGCGTCCGTTTGAGTCGAGTAGCATTGGTTCGAGAACTGGCTGACTGTCAATAATCAACCCGGTCCCAATTACAGGCCGCTTAATATTAACGTTGTTGTAACTAAAAGCCAAGGCGTCATCGTCAATCAGACAACCACACTGCATAGCCCAGAACAAGCCGTTAGGATTTCCCCAATAGTCAACCTTAAATGACTCATGATAGTGGCCTTGGATCGCACACATCCCCATCTGTTGACTGAGCTTGATTACATCACTCGCTTTACCGTGGTGGATATAGCACTTTTGACCATTCGGCAATGTGATTGTCAAATCAAATGACCATTTCCAGCCACCATCTACGCCTAAAACGTCATTATAACTCTTGATGTAATGTTTTGGAATACCAAAAGTCTTAGCTTTACGCCACACTAGGCTCCCGTGATTCGATTCAATAATGTCCATCTTTGGGAAGAGCTTGAACAGTTCAGCGACTACCGGCAAACTTTTACGAAGCTCGTCTCCCGCGCTTGGTAGGTCAGGATCACTATCGTGGTAGCTCAGTGCGTGTTTATCAAGTTCGTCCCCCAAACAGATTACTCGTGTAGGTTCGTGCTTTTCTTTTAGGTGTCTAAGAAAAGCAATCAAGTCCGGGTGATGATATGGAATATGCATGTCACTAATCAACAGAACCCGGCTGTTGTCTTCACCCTTGTCCTCTTTCCGTACAGAGAAAACCTCTGATGATTTCTTGTTGTTTACAAGCTCTTTAGAAAAAATCTTTCGAAGGTGGTCACTCACGGTCGAGCGCGGCTTATCAAGATGCTTGGCGATCTGACGCCAAGAGATTCCCTCACGAGCCAGAACCTCGGCCTGCTCTTGCCAGCTATTTGTTCGCACTGTATTCAAACTACACTCTCCTCTTTCAGATTATCAAAATCCAGAAACCGACTAAAATCCTCAGCACCAATTTTCTTATTACCCCGCTCAGAAGCAGAACGAGAAAGAAGAATCTTTTCAAGACGTTCAATCTTCTCTTCAAGCTTCTCAAGCTTTAGTATTAGATTTGTGTAATACGTATTCGCAGAATACATGTCTTCTTTCATTCCTCATCTCCCATATTCTTAAGCTCATGTTTAAGCCAATCTCGAAGAGCTTTCAACCCTTGTTCTTCTCCAAGCTCATTGATTAGCTCTTTTGTGTTTGAAAGACACTCAATAAGAGCATCTTCATACCCAAGCTTATACCCTGCTTGATACTCCATTAGACATCCTCTTCTTCTTGTTCAATTTGCTCTATCAGGATGTCGTAAGCGGCGTTCAAATGGTCTAGTGTCTCTCGCCAAACACCTTCCCGATGCAGGTCTGCCATTAAGTCAGTAAGTTGGTGTGAAAGCTCAATAAGGTCATTCATTTTACAGAACCCCCACTTGACTCATAAACACATTAGCAAACACACCAAACTGAACAATCTCTGCAAAGAACCAACAAGCAAAGAAATTGTCTTTGTCTAGCTCAAGCATCTCTTCATATTTATTCATTTTCTTTCTCCTTTCAATACTTCCCGTATTTGATCGCGTCGTTTATCAATCGTACTTGCTGGGACAACACCATGTTTCTTCAAGAAAGCTTTCTGTTTCTCCGTGCCAGAGTTCATTATCGCAATCACTTCTTTCTCTGCCCAAGCATCTTCAATAGAAATTCCATATCTCTGAGAGTATGTCTTAGCAGAGTGGCATGGTATGCAAAGTAAACTCAAATCATCCCAACATACATTAAGGATGCTATTCGTAAATCCAACCATGTCATCATAAGTTTTCAAGGAGTTTTCACCCTTCTTGTGGTCACACTCTATTTTACTCTGGATGAAATACTCATGGCACATTTCACACTCATACAACCACTTACTAACTTTTGACAACTTAGGGGGCAGTTTGTCTTCTGGAACGTCAGAGACATGTACAGCCCTCATCATTAGGAGGGAGAGTTTCGTGGGTGAGCGAGACCATGCCTTCCTTACAGCTCCTCGCACCACAGCAACAATATCTTTCTCCCTTGGTCTGCCCGTCTCATTGCAAATGTTTTTTAGTTGCTTAGCTAGCTGCTCCTGTTTCTTTTTGATATCGGCTTGCTTAGTCATGTAGCAGCCCCAGCTCTCTGAGCTTATCTTCCAGTGCTTCCTGAGCCAAATACAGTGTATCAAACCTGCCAACCCTGTGTACCTGCTTATTGTGACTAAAGAAGCAATCGTACTTGCCAGACCGAAAGTAGATATTCGGACTCTCTAGGTTGGTTCTCCTATTCCTACCTTGTTGGTGATGTGTTGCCCAGCAACAGTTTTCAGGGCAATAGTCTCCGTTAACGTCTAACCTCTCTAGGGTAAGTCCAGCAGGTTTTTCCCCCATATCCTCTAGGAAGTTTTCAAACGAACCTCCCTTATCAGTATCCCACCGAGAACAAACACTTATACCCCTTCCTCCATAATTTTCATAGCTTTTGGATGTAGGGACATTGCACCTATGTCTCATTGTACACCAAGTATCGTACAATGGGTGGTAGCTTAGCCCATGCTTTTTAGCTGAAAACTTTAAGACCGTATTTGCCCACTCAGAGCTTCTCTCTCTTTGGAGGCATCCGCAAGATTTGGTTGACCCTTTCTTGAGGGCTTGTCCCAACACTGGTCCTGTGGTATTTCCACAATCGCATTCACAAATCCACATAGGGTACTTGTAGGTGGTATCGTATTTTTTGTTATATTTTACATAATCTTCCGCAGGCTCTTTCACCACCAATCTGTGGAACTTTTTCCCCGTCAAGTCTTCCCTTTTTCTAGCCAAGACTAACCCCCTTTTCAAACTCTCCTACTTCTGAAACATATTCGAGTAGTTGTTCTTCAGTAATTTTATTCATGTTGTTATCTCCTGTACATCTTTAAGTGAGTTCTGAGTATCTATAGAGTGCCACGCCTGTCGGGGAGTGCTCATCAGTAATCTTTATAAAGTAATCCTCATAACCTTCGTTACTACGGAACACAGAGTTCATGTAGCTTTCAAAGGTGTAGCCTTCGTACTTAACTACGTGAGGCATTTGAGAATAGACATATTTGCAGAAGTTAATTGCCTCATCTTCGCTCTTCATACTTCAATTCCCATTTTAGCAAGAAAGTCTTTTACATGCCCAACATCTTTCTTCACATCCGTTCTCATACGCAAGAGACGGAACATTTCATTTAGATGGTCAAGCCAATTTCTATCTGTAAAAACACCTGTGTGACTTACAAACTGCATACGAACATCTCCGTAGTACAGCTTATAGGCTTCTACAACACGCTCAAACACTTCTTTAGGAGTTGATGCTGATGCCACCACACCCCTCGCTGTTTTCTCCCCTAAACCTTGTGTTTTACGAAGCTTATAGCGTTCCAACAACTCATCTGGAAGTTTCGGTAGCCCCGGAATTGAGTCAATTGTATCGCCCATTAGCAACTGCGTCCCTAAGTTCTTAGCTGCTGTAAGTGGGTCAATCTCAATCAAGCCAAGCTCAGGCTTGTCAAAGTTATATTGCAGGCAAGGGAATTGCGCCAAATCTTTGTCAATAAAGACTGCAACAGTGTCAAGATTCTGGTGTTGGCGTCTAGCCCTCATCCAAGCCTTGTGCATTTCTTGCCCCATTAGGTCGTCACTCTCCACCCCTTCTTCTGTCAGCATGTGGTCTTTATACTTCCAAAGCATGTAGTCCCTCACCACATCAAACAGAATAGGTTTAGCTGGGCGGCTATTCTTGTAAGGGACGGTTTCAGCAATATCATACCGGAAGTTCTTACCAACACCATAACAGATTTTGAAGTCTTTACACCAAGATTGGTTGGTGATGGCTTCAATCTTACTCTTGAATCGACCTTTGACAATAGTCTCTGGTGTGATTACAGAACCATCATCCGAGATTGTGTCTGAGATAAGTCGAACCAATGGTTCAATTGTAAACTCATCTGCTGATACAGGCTCAAGACCCTTCTCAAATTTCTTGGCATTAACTTCAGCCAACCACCCACCATCTTTCTTTTGCCAACTACCAAAGAATTCTGTCTGATTGGGAAACTCTTTAGTCCAACCCGTCTTATTGTGCTTCACAATTACAGAGCTTTGTTGTCCAGCAAGAGCAGAGTGTACGATCAGTGTGTCGATATCAATGAGAGCCGTATATTTCTTTGTCATCTTCCCTCCTTAAAATATAACCCTTCTTTCTCTAGAAGACTTACTGTAAAACCGCCGTCAAGAAAAGCACCTATCAATTTACGAGCAACGTTGTGGCAATCTGCCTCGCTCCCTCGGTAAAGCTCTTGTTCTCCATCACCTGCATATACAGCATATTTGTGATATCCACCGCTCTTTGTCAGCTTAACCTGATAACGCAAAGTAGCCAGCTCGTCCATAACCTCGTGTGGATAACTACCACACATGGGAGCCTCCTCGAATGCGGGGTTTTACACCTGTTAAAAGCTCAAATTGATGTGCTGTCTCCTTGACTACCTCATACCAATCATCCGTAACTTCTTGGTAATTTGGAATTTTAAATCCGATAAACCAATCTTCAGGACATGAGTCATAATAGGGACTTGCGTATTCAAAGTAACACTCAATTACGTCCCCAGCATCATCAAGAGCTTCGTGCTCAGAAGTTTCACCTTCTTCAATGATTTTCTCAAAGAACTCTTCAAGCTCTCCATAGGAGCATCCCACCATCAGTTTGCTATCAACATCAATTCCCATAAACACCTCCTAAAAGAAGGGCTGTGAATCAGCCCCGTTGTGTTTTACTCAAGAGTACTTGTCTTGAATCTCAGCAATCTCGTTAAGCTCATCTGCTTTGTCACGAAGATTGTCTTGAGCGGCTTGGGCTTTCGCTGCTTTCTGAATCTTCTTAACAAGCTTTTTGTCCAAACCACCCGGATTGAACTCCTTGTGTGCAACGAACTCAACACGCAGTTCTTTAAGGTCTTCCTTCAGCGTAATAAGCTCTTGCTCTAGTTGGTAGGTGCGGTTGTACAGCTCTTTTGGGTCTTTGAGTTGAGTCATTAGTTATTCTCCTCAGTTGAAAATATTGTTTTGCTTATACGACTCTACAGCCTGTAGCATATCTTGCTCATCAATAGCTGTGACTTGCAGAATTGTTGTAAGCTCTGGAATGAATACAGCGTTCCAATAAGTTGCACCATTTTCCCCGGCTTCGATAGAGGCTTGCGTCTCTAGTTTAATTTCATTCATTCCCTACTCCTCCCTATTAACTCAATTAAATTCAATAGTAGTTTCTACAACTTGGCTTTTCTGTATATCAACTTGAACACTAACGCGATCATAATCTCCACGGTCCAACTCTCGACCCATCAGAGAATCAAGCTTATCCAACAACGCACGTATTTTTGGTGAGTAACGAACATGCCCCATGACACAAGCAAGAATGTAAGCCTCTTCATCTGTCAGACTAATGGTTTTCATCTCATTTCTCCTAAGATGCCCGCCGTATTTCAGACGGGCTTTGTTTCAAGTAAATTTATTTGAAATTAAATCATGTGAAGGAACAGCTTACCTTCCTGAAGACCAATCGGGGCTAAAGTCAAGTAGCATTTGCTGCCTCTCCGTTAATAGTATGCCAGCCTACGTGACAAGCCTGACACATCCACCTAACCTCAAGGGGTTTCAGATAATCGTCGTGGTGTCCCACTAGGTTTTCCTCTGAACCACAACACTCGCAAGAATTACCCTTCACAAGCCTTCCATCGCGGATTGCATTGTTAACTTTACAATGAGCTTTATACTTATTGGGGTATTTTGATCTGTACTCTTGCAAATCCTCTAAGGTTTGTCGGGAACCCCGCTTTCTGTCATATTCTCTATAATATCCTAACTTCTCTTTTCTATTATTCCTAACCCTAGACTTAACGCACCCCTTGCAAGTCCTCTCATTACTTTGGTAGAAAAGAGAAGGGTCTTTTTCAAGACCGCAACTCTTACACTCTCTCATAGGCTAGAACGGAATCGAGTCGTCGAAGCTATCAAAGTCTGGAGCAGGTTCAGCTTCCTTCTTAGCCTCCGGAACCGCTTTGGGCTTCTCTTCTTGTTGCACTTCTTCTTGCTTGCTCTCCACTTTCTTCACTTTGTAGCTAACACCAAGCACATCATCATCTACACTATCAGCGGCTGCTTTCTGCTCATAAGCTACATGTTCCAGCACTTGAACAGTGTCAAGAGTGACAACAACCTGACCTTCTTGGTTGCGGTAACCAAACAGTTTCAGTGTGCAGACAGAACCGTTACCAACATTCTCAGTGAAAGGCTTACCGTCTTTGTCAATTACGTTGACAGTCATAGGATTACCTTTCTTGCTGAACTCAGGCTTAGCTACAGTGAAGCCATACATACCCTCAACAGCGTCATAATTTACCTTACCTTCTTCGGTTTGAGAAGATAGTGGGTATTTGATTCGACGTGGCGGCTTAGAAGTCTTATCCTTGCCAACAAGAGCAAAAGTCTTATTCACCATCACTTCATCAAGCAGTTTGTCTTTGGTTTCCTCATCAACAAACACCGTTACACTATATTCCCGATCCTCAGACTGATACTTCTTCTTAGGCTCGTGAAGCACCGGATAGAAGACAGTTGCGTCTTTGATGTACAGGTTTACAGTTTCCAGAGAACCAGTTTTAGGCAGGTCACGGAGTACGATACTAGTCATATTAATTTCCTCTTTCAGTTGTGTATGATTTTGTCACTATGGTTTGAGGCGTTTTGGAACGGACACCACACTCCGTTGAAGCTGTGTATTGTTTCAAACTTTTCTCTCTTCGTCAAGCTTTATTTGACAGGAAGATACTCAATCTTAACAACCTCTGTTGGAGCAACCTCTACAAACTCAATCATCTCACCGTCGTATTCGTATGGTTGCTCATCTTGGCATTCAGTAGCGCCTGAACTGTAGTTTGTGGCGTAGAACTTTCCAGTGTTTAGGTCTTTATAGACTCGTTCGTAGATGTGGCTCCACCGGGAAGTATCCACAAGCTCTTCTTGAATCAGTTCAAATTTAAGGTCAAAACCTTCCCAGTCTTCCGTACTATCTCCTTTGTTATATAGGTCAAGGAGTTCTACAGCTTGCTCATTTGTTACGTACATAAACCCTCCTTATCGAGCTTTAAACATCATAACTACAAACATGAACAAGAACACTACAGCAACAATCACCACTGGTGCCCACAAAGGAGCAGTGACAACAGCCCAGCTAATCGTAGCAATTCCTGCAAGCTTTAGTCCAAACATAATCAGGAACATCATTCCCAAAATAAACCACATCTGACACATCCTCCTTATCGTTGAAAACTGTCAAATGAAAGCTTAACAAGCTTAAATTTAGTGTGTCCATGACACTTTGCATAACGAAGCTGAGAACGCGCTTGCTCTCGTGTCTCACACAAAGCAATTACATTTCCTTTATCATCTGTTGTAGCCCACGCTTTAATCTTTTCAATGTTCATTTAGATTTCCTCCACTTCTTCTGGTTTAAGCCAACTACCATTACCAAGAGCATCTTCCACACGATACGGAAGATGGCTGTCCGCTTCATCATATTCCTTGACCGTTACAATGTCTCCGATATCTTGACAGTGGTCTGAGATATCTTTTACAACCCGATACTGCTTTCCTACTACAAGCTCTTTCAACACTGACTGATTGTCTTGTTGACCTTTCTCATTAACAACACGCTCATATTCCATGAAATCTTCAAAGGAAGCGAAATACAGGGATGTTGTTTTCTGAATTTCTCCGATATTCTCAGTGATTGTTTTAGTTACAGATGCCATCTCTTCTCTCCTAAGCCCTCAAGGCTTTCTTGTTAATGTGTGTACATTGTGAAGCATGTTTTAGGGGTTGTCAAGGGAATTTTTAGAGATTAGTGAATTTCAGCAGCATTTGCACCAACCTTATACTCTCCATCCAATTCTACCTGCATGTTCAGTACTTCTCCAGCTTTTTTAATGTAATCAACGATGAGTTGACCAATCTCTTCAGCCACTTCCGGCTCTGCCTCAAAATCTCCTTGGTCATGGAAGGCCGCTAATCGCTTAACGACATGTCCCTTGTAATTGTAATAGGGACGCCCCATTTCATCAATCTGTAGCCAGCCAAGCTTGTTGTCCATAAAGCAAAGAGCATATGTAATCACTGTAGCACCAAGACTCTGGCCACAAAGGTTTACAAGCAAATGCTTAGACCGCACAGACAAAACACGGCCATCTTTGCCAACAATGTACTTCTTCTGACCAACACCTTCCCACTGCTTCTCCATCTCTTCCTTGAATTTCTTTAGGCCCTCGTTAGCATTCCAGTAATTTTCATATGCCACTTTACCGGCTTGCTCTGTCAAATCAAGGGACTTTGTAAACTTCTTAACCGAGGCTCCATAGGCCAGCGAATAAGCCCCGGTCTTAGCCTTGTTCCGCCAAGGCTTGAATTTAGGGTCATCTTTATCAAAATCTGGTGACTCGATATCAAACATTGCCGTCTCTTTCGGAAAGAAGATTGTTGCATTGTATGAGTTACCGCTAACAAGAATCTTGCCTGCCCTTCGTACCACAATAAAAGTGCTTGGAACAGAAACACACCCAATCTTTCCTCTATAATGCTCTTTTTTCGCAACCGGGACGTTGACACCTTGCGTTTCTTTTGAAATGTAGCTCCTGTGTAATGTGCTCAGTCCAAACGGTGTTACTCGGTCTTTATATGTATTGTCCGTCACCTTAAACCCTGCAAGGATTGCTACTGTGCTTACAATGTCTCGGCTCTCTTTGCAAGTCGTATCGAACACAATAGCCCCGTGTCTGTTTACAGTTCCGTCCCACCTTGAAACCTCCTCTATGAAAACACGAGCCTCGTCAACACTCATGCTACAAAGGTTGCTTGTGAACTTCTTTTCAGAAGACAAATAGTTTTCCACAAACTTTACTTTATCTTTGTGGACAAAAAATCGAGAAGTCGTTCCACCCTTGCCGTTAGTCTCGTTCACGCAAATACCTAGTTGTTTGCAAAGTTCTCGGAACGCAACAATTTTCCTCTCCTTTGAAAACTCAAAACTGTAGCTTTTCCCGTTGAACCAGGAGTCTGCTTGAGCTGCAACAATAAACCCAATCTCTGCACAAGATAGACCAAGGCCCTCGGAGACAACTGTTCCGCTGTTGTGAAACCGGAGGCTGTTGTTAAATTTACCAACAAAATCTTTTGCGTACTTGACCCTCATCTTTTCCGGGCGGCGTGCATCAAAAAACATCATTCGGTGGTTGGGGGTTACGAGTAAGTCCACGCTCTGATTTTTAAATGAGATCATCTCTCCTTCGTAGTCTTGCCAAACAATGTTCGTTGGTTCAACAAACTCGATTTTTCCGTTATTCCACTGACCAACGAACTCCCCCACTTTCAACTCCCCGAAAGTTTTCCAGCCCGTAGGCGTAATAATTTCAGTGTCCTCGGAATAGCAGTGGCTATCTCCATTCAGCACCAGATCAGCGAATTTACCATTATCATGCTTGAACGTGTAGTCAGCAACAGTTCTGTTCTCTAGCGCGGCGGCATCTGCTGATACATATTTCATACCTTTATCAACAATGAACAAACTCCTCATCTCATAACCCTTCACAACTTCTGGTGACGCCTTGGGCAAGTTCGTAATACAAGAATGCTTCACTCGAAATGTTGGCGTGTACCCAGAAATTTCAGCAGACAACCTCCCGTCAAACTCAAGTCTCCAGTTGTTCAACCACCCAGTGACCACACTTTTGCGGTTACGAAGCGAGAGGAAACGGACAATTCTCTTAGGTAACTCTCCATCGAGTTTCAAAAGGTTAGGGCAAATTTTACCACCTTCCTGAATCTTAGGACTTGTTGTAATCACCTCTCCTTTGGCATCCCGCATTGGCTTACCACGTTCGTCTCGCTTGAAGTTCCACATGCTTGGCTTCCATGAGCGCTGCATAAACCACTCTTTAATATCATCGCCATCCTTAATCTCCATAGGAAGCTGGATATCCAAAAGCTGACCACCAATTATGTCGTAGTCTTTCCCATAGAACTCCCATTTTCCGTTTTCTTTCTGAACCCCTTCGTGCTTTTCAATCCACTTTTCCATGATAGCAGACAGAGTACCATCCTTACGGTACGGCTTTTGCGGCATACTGTAGAGCTTTTTTTCGCCCTCTTTTAGTTTTCGTGGCGGAAGCTGAGGCAGCACTTCACGCTCAATCTCCTCCATCTCCACATCAATCTCTGCAATAAGCTTCTCTGCTGCTTTCTTATCGAACAAAATGCCCGTGTAAGCTTGCGCAGAATACAAATAGTAATCTTTGTGCAGAGCCTTTGAGGCAGAGGCGAACGAGGCTCCAATCTTCGACATTTGGCCATACATCTGCCCAGCCACTTTACGAAGGTGGTTGTATACATCAATTGTCAAAGCAACGTCTTGTTCACAATAAATCCGCATTTCTTCAGAGTACTTTGAAAAGTCGTGGAAATCAATTTTACTGTTATGTAGCTCCTCTCCCCAAGAGGCCAAGCTGTGTCGGGGACGATCAGGCGATAGAAATTGAGACAAAACATACAAATCTACAATCTTGCATTTGTGCTTAAAATCTAGCCAATCGTTACCGCCTTTTCCAATATGAAAAGCAATATCCAAATGCTTCCACAACATCCAATGGTCGTATCCAATACCGTTATAGGACACAACTGTTGGGCAGTCGCCAAACGAGTTGTGCCAATCCATAAACAAACGCTTGCACTCTTCTTTACCTTGTCGAAACGGATAAAGACTCAGTTCTCGTTGTTTGTCTAGACTTTTGAAATGAATAATCCAAACTTTTTCCGACTGGAGGTAGAAATTATCTGCCTCCATGTCAAACGCATACCCACTAACTTCAGCCATACTTCCTCCTGTTTAAATCTTGTCCATTGTTTCAGAAAAAGCAGGAGGCGTCAAGCCCCCTTAAAAGTTCATAGCTTTTGATTCTGGATAGTAAATCCACCCTTCGTCATCAGGAACAACGTGAAGCCTCCCATCTTCAAGCTGAAGCATCGTGTCACAAACCCCTAGCTCTCCCCATTCTCTGTCCTTGAGGATTTTGGTTCGAACGCGGCCACGGGTTTCATCTGGTAACACCTCGTTCTCAAGAGCAACAATACAGCTGCTCATTTGTTCAATCCCGGATGAGCCGCGAAGAAATTCCTTCCGTACTTGTCTCCAGTAGGCTTTAGGCTCTTCACCTTCTTTAAGTCTAGGCCCGTTATCTTCAACACGCTTAAGGTGACAAACGGCATGAATAGTTACTTCATTGTTTGTCATAAAAGCTGCCAGCTCTTCATAAAGCATGTCGATATCTTTACGTTCGTTGTTGCTCTCCAAGCCCGCCACTACCATTGAAATGTGGTCAATAAAGATGTGTTCACACCCGCAAATAAAGTGCAAATACTTAATCTGCTGCATAAGCTTGTCTACTTTCATAGAACCAAAGTGGTCCAAGAAGTAGGTTTTACCGTTTGAGATAACCTTATCCTTGGCTTCAAGGATTTGTTCTCGTGTAGCAACAGACAAGGGATTTTTTCGGAAATCTGGTAGACGAACACCAAGCTCCAAAGCAACCAAGGACTGTTGTGTCTTCTTAGTTGGCTCTTCTAGGAAGATAAAACCCACCTTGTATCCAGCAGCAACCAACTCCCATGCAATTTCACGATTTAGCGTCGATTTACCCACTCCACTAAATGCAGTGTAGGTGATTAGTTCGTTACCTGTTCGAATTCCGTGAAGCTTTTCCATAAGCTTAGGGTATCGCTCAATATAATGCCCTTCACGCAACGGTTCAAGCAAAGAATCAATATCGACATCATCACCGCAAATAATCTTCTCTGGGCTATATTTCTCCAGCCCGAAAGCTAGAATCTTGCCAAGTTCTGAAGCATAGCCTTGCAATACACAATCACGGGCATCCTTTAGGTTATGCGGGTGTGTGATTGTGTAAATATTATCGGACAATAGAAGACTTGCTACTTCTTCTTTTGCTTCCTTCCCCTTAAGGATATTCTTCTTAAGCTCCTTGAGTGTTGCAGAATCTGAGTCAAATGCAAGAACAATGTCAGAAAAGGATTGAACAAATTCAAGGTTATGCGCCACTGACTCTGCTGCATTTGCTGTCCCCATTGAAATAGACACAACGCTTGGTTCAATCTTTCCTTCATACTTAGTTCCACGAAGGCTTTCAAGGATTGCTCGGCGGGTTGCCGGAACCTCTTCCTCTCCTTCAACAATAATCAGCTTACGACCACCCTTCGGGGTTTGTGGCTGGCCAAACATCTGGGCATTAATCTTCACTGTACCAACCACAGTAAAATGAAAATCGTGGTCTTTTGGAACCGTCCAATCTCGCTTTTTAAATCCAGTCAATTCTCCCGACTTGCTGTAGTACGGGAAATAGGTGGCTTCAATTGTCTTACCGTCTTTGGTGCTGACACAAGATCGAATCTCATAAAATTCTGCATCTTCTTTAGTCAGCCCACGTTCAGGTACTGGTAGGCACTTGTACTTAAGAACATCTTCCAAGCTCTCTTTAGCAAAAACACTCTCACTTTCTCGCATCTTATCTCCTCGTTTGTATTTTCGTTGATATGTCACAACCCTCTCCCCATATCAATCCTCTCCACGACCATCAAGCTCCGCCACAAAATAACCCTCTTGATACCCCATCTCATACCCTTCTTTATTAGCCTTCTCAGCAATACGCTCAGCTTCTTCCTGAGGAAGAAGCCCTTCACAGAAGTATTCTAGAAAGCTACTCAAATCTGCCCCATTACACTCAAGCAACTCCTTATAAGCAAACTCTTGAAGCTCTTTACTGCTGTATTGGCGATAATTCTTAACATCAATCATCATTCTGTGTGCCCTCCAGTGTTGCAACGCTGCTGGCTACGATCCTCTGCACTTTATTCATCTCTTTGATCAAGAATTCATTCAGAGGTTCTTGCTCCTCCTCTCCAATCCAATCTCGATAATCGTTTTCAGAATCCCACAAGTAACAGCCCATATACTTGACATAATCGCCGATGGGAGTTTCTACTAATTCAAGGTATTGAAAGTAATCATGTTCATAAGCATCACTTCCAAACAACTTATCATTGAGGTTCTTTACGATTTCACGGATATTCTCACTCATCAATAAATCTCCAATCGTGCATTCACTTCCGTAAACACATCGCCACAATGATCTTCTTTACAAGACAAGTCACCACTAACTAAACAGACGTTGTAGAGATCGACTGTCCGCATCATATACTTCAGCATACGACTGCTGATGTAAACCTTCCCTGCTTCAAGATCATCAAATTTAAGCTCTTTGCTCACAAATCGTAGGTCATTGACTTCCATAATTATTCCTCCAAATCCAATGCAGTAAGAATATACTCTTCCGACTTTCCAACCTCGTAAAAGGTCGGTGAAGGAAGTTCCTTAGACCACTTATCTAGCAATTCTTTAAGAGATTTACTGTGGTGCTCTACAACGTCGCCCATCCAATCCTCGGACCATTCACCTCCGATATCGTAAGCTCGCTCTGCCATCTGTTCAATAATATCGTCTACATCGATCATTGCACTAATCTTTGGTCGCTTAGTTGTGGCTTTCCAGACTATATCGCCCGGCTTAAGATCAGGATTATCATTGATTAGATCGGAAAGCTCAACACAATTAAAGTCTTCATCGTTGGCAGACCAAGCAATTTCATATACTTCCATAATTATTCCTCCCATTCTCCACGTTGTACACAGAATTTAGCTGGCTGCATCATCTTCGTAGCAACATTGTACATCATTTGTGTTTGCCATTCAATGCATGGACCCTGTTTAGATTCTTCCATTCCAGCGTAGAGCAGAAAGAATACACCCACTGCACACCAGAACACAAAGCCAACCATTGCAATCTTGTTATCATACAGTGATTGCGACAGCAAGAAAAAGAACACCACAAAATAGCCAACAACAATCAACGTAATCAAGAGGGCTTCAAACATAGCCTTCGTCCTCTAGATCGATTTGTTCCACCATCTTAACAACAAATGGACGAGAAAACAAATAACCTGCAACTCCTTTCTCATCCTCTGAAATACACACAGCAATCTGTGTCCCTCCGTTCTTCAAATAAATATCAATCTCACGAAGAAGAGAGGATTTTGATTTATGGAATGTCTGTTGCACTATTTGTTCTCCTTAATAGGAACGATATGCTTGCTTTAGCTCTTCTACAAGACGTTGATTCTGCTCCTCAAGCTCTTTGATTCGTTCCTTAAGGATTGTCTCTCCCATGCTAGGAAGCAGAGCAACAGCCAGTTGCTTCATATCCATTCGCCAACCTTGTACACTAATCAGATGCTCTGCGCCATATGTATCACTTACAGTGAACGATTGCTCACTCACTCGTGTAATTTTCCCTTGCAAGATGTTTTCAATGCAACCAGCAACACGATAGGAAATATTGCATTCTGTGTCTGTCTCTACATATGGAAGATAATCAGTGTAAAGACGAGACATAATGTCTTCAAGCACATCACCAGCTTTTTGCTTAAGCTCCTCAAGAGCGTCTTGTAGAATCTTTTCTTTTGTGTTCACTTCACCACCTCCAATTTCACCTTCTTTTCTTTAGTGCAGGCATTATAATCCCCATTTCCACTACAGGTCAACGAATTTTCGGCATTTTGTTGCTCATCTCCGTTGTAGAAGGATGCTTGTCGCATTGCAATCTCAGCTTCAATAATATCTTTGAATGTATACAGGCCAGACAAAGAAATATTCTTTAGATGCTCTGCTACAGGAAGCCAGATGGATATATCATCATTCATTCTACTTCTCTCCTACAGCACTTAAAGCTTTTCTAAGGATGATTGAGTTTACTTGGTCCTCACTACTAGCGCAACCAAATTTACCCTCAAATCGTTGTTTCATTTTCTGGGGGTGAGGATCGCTCCATTGATAACCTTCACTTAGAAACATACTTTTAGAGGCAAGAGTCTTCTTGAATGCCTCTGTGAGTCGAATATTCATATTAGCATCTACCCAAATTTTACAGACAGAAACATCCATATACCCTAGCACTTTAAACTGGTCGCCCGGCTGTGCAAGCTGGATAAACTGAACACTCATTCCGGCAATATTACACTGCCAGACGCGCACCAGAGCAGGCATTTTTCTGTAGAGATTGCTCATCTCTCGCACACCATTCGAACTACTCTCATGAATTTCTGAGAGGGTCTTGATTTCTACACCTCTGAAGGCTTTCTGTAATTGATTCCTACATGCGTCGATTGTCCTTGCTGTGGACACATAATAAAAATCCAGATCATTACATTCATTGCCAAAGTACCAGTCACGGGGTGCCCCGCCTGCCAGAATACAGTGGGGGTCAATAACCTTTAGCTTCTCGTATACGGTCTGTGCTATAGCTTTCTGCTGTTCAATTGTCATTCCACTCCCTCCTCCACAAAACGAAGACCTGACTCATAAAGGTGTGCAGCCACATCAGTATAGCTGGACATACGTTCGGTTTCAATCAACACGTCTGAGATAGCGTCAATAACCTTCTTTCGCTCTTGTGCTGCAATCTGCTCAGGTGTTTGGATTGGACGAATCTTAGTATGTTTATCCAACACCAAAAGCTGTTCAAATCCTAGATGCGGACAAGCAATAACAACCTCATCCTCATCACCATCTGGAATATCCAGCACGTATTTCACCGTAGCCTCAAACCAAGGACCAGCACCAAGCTTATATTCGATATTAGCTCCGACAGGAGGAAGATCCCCATTTTCATACCACGAATTGTCTTGAGCTTTTGGCTCATTGTCAGAAGTGTTTACAGCAGAAGACACAACGTCGTTTTCTACACTGATTTTCTGCACTAAATAGCCACTTTCGTTTGATGTTTGAAGACCTTCTACAAGTTGCAAAGCCTCCCCACCAATAAAACCATCCTCACCCGGCACATATTCAAAGCGATTTAAGAGGCTTGGTTTAAGAAGATAACCGTCTTCGCCAAAGTAGCCGTCTGGTAGGTAGCTAATAATTTCAAAGACCTCCCCACTCAAAGACTCTACGTCGCTGTAAGAAATACCCCATCCGCCCTCAACAACATGCACACGATCACCCACTTTGTATTTAAGACTCATTCTTCTTCCTCCCAATATTTACCTTGCTTACCACCATTCTTACGGCTTTCCTTCTTCTTGTCAAGCTCAATTTTAGGCTTGTTGAAGGAGAATGTGTGTTTCTTGACAATGTTACGTTGCTTAGGCTTCTTTTTCATTTGCAAGCCTCCTGATAAATTGCATGGATTACGCTACCCGATGGTATATCATCTGTTGGGGGTGTGTCAAATCCATACGTATCGTCACTACAATCAAAGTATACCTCTACTGAGAGGGCTGTACGCCCAATTGGGTCTGTGATGATCCAGTGTGTTCCTTTATATTTGTAACCATCGGCTTTCGTCCCGTAGCTGTAGAATTTCTTCTCAATCTGATGCGTATTCCCCAGAGCGTCTGTTCCAAAGAAACGCATCTCCAGGATTTCTGCTTGCACTGACATAGAGGCTAGGGTCATTGATGCTACGATTAGAGCTTTCATTTCTTGTCCCTCGTTTTGTTTGTGTTGGGTATATTCTACATCAACATCTCAGAAAGCATAATTGTAAATTTCTATCGAGAGAGCAGAAGATGATAGAGGAAATTGTAGAGGGTGGTGTGTTGACATTTAGAGGAGGAGGGTGGAGAATTGGTGGTAGGGAAGAAAAGGTATGGGACTGAAAATCTCCCTATATAGGATCAAAAATCCTACACGTATGGGATCAGAAGTCTCTTTATCAAGATAGAGTAATAAGATAGAAAGAACAAAAACGAATAAATAATGAAAGCATCGTGCAAGCACGACAGGTCGTAGACCAAATGAAAGCTTGTGTATCTGGCTTTTATCTTTTATTATTTTTGTGTGCAAAGAGCGTAAGCGAAGAAAAGAAATACGAAAGGTATAGGATCGTAAGTCCCATACTGTAACCCCAAAGGAGATAGCTTTTATGACAAACCTAATTGTACCCCGTGACCTTCTGCGTTGGATCGATGAAAATCGTGGAAGCCTGAGTCGTCAGAGCTATATTATAAAATGCCTGTTCAAACTCAAGGAGGTTAGCGAGATGAAGTAGATTTCTATCAGAAACTCGAAAGCAATAAATTACTTAAATAACTGAGGACTTAACTATGAAAGAGGAAACATTTTACAAAATACCAAAATCTCTGATGAAAGCAACTGGATACTACAGCTTAGAGAACGGGAATCCTGTTATCCTTACGATAGCAGCGAAGCTTGTCTACACCTATATGCTGGACAGGCTTGTGTTTTTCGTAGATAAGCAGAAAGGGCAACATTTTGAGTCACAGCAAACAATTGCTGATGCTTGTGGTTTGGAATATAAGGTGGTAGGTAAAATCCTGCGTCAATTTATGGATAATGGGGTTGTTTTTGGTAAGAAGCTGCGTCCGAATGGCAGAGGTCAGTGGCGTTGGCATTACACTAAAATCGAAACAGGTCTTGACTTCTGGCAAGGTTCTTCAGAAAATCCTGTCAGGGTTGGGAAAGATTTTGTTGAACACAAAGCTACTATTCCAGTACAAACAAAGAAAAATCTTGACAGCCCACCATCTTGGGTGGATGATGAAGAAGGATTACCATTTTAGGAGGATTTTACCTATGAACTTGAAAGAATATATGCAAATGAAGTACCCAAATAGCAAGAAAAAGCACCTGAACTCTATTGAATTCGATATATTCGGTATCTTAGATCACAGTAAGGGTTGGTTCAAACGCAACGAGGGGTTGGAACTTACACAAGAGCAAATTAATAAAGTCTATTTCCGTACAAGCAGTTTACGAGGAAGTAAGAAAAGCAAAACTCTCGCCCGAATTGCAAACGCCGTAAAAGATTATGAAGTTACAGACAATAAATACGTTTACCTAATGAAAAACGCTAACGAGATGCTTAAAATTGGGATTTCCGTGGACCCAATCAGACGAGCCAGGAACATTTCAACATCCTCTGGTGTTCCTACGCATCTTGTGGCGTTCTGGAAAGTTGATCGTAGAGCGGTAGAGGTTGAATCAAAGCTTCTGAAACATTTCAAGCGGCGTTCAACCCTTGGTGAATGGTTCAGTCCAAATTCGTTCTCAATACAAGAAATCGAGGCTCAGATTGGGTGCAATTTTGAAAGAAAGTTTTTATTGGAGGATGTATATAAAAAGGTTGAGCGGAGCACAGAAAAACACAGCTATGAGCGGGTGAAATTTCAAACAACTAAGGCAAAGCTTTTTGTAATCCAAGGAATTGATGTATGGGTTCCAAAAGCTGTGATCGAGGTTGAGAAAGACGGTGAACTTGAAACTTCTGGAACATTCTTGTCCGAGAAGATTTCAGGCTTACTGAAATGTCAAGATTATTTTAGTCAGGGTGTGTAGCAAGTATCCTTGACGACGATAAGAATCGTATTGTAAAGTATGCCAAACAACTGATGCTCTTGGAGGAATAAATGAAAGTCACATTTTATAAAGCGCCAAATGGCCACAAAGAAATTCTTAATATTACGAAGATCAATAAAGAAGATGAGGAGTTCTTTATTGCTAACGGTGTTAAAATCAGCATGGAAGAGATTGGAGGTGATTTTGTTGTCTATGCTGACACAGGCTTAGAAAATGAAGATGGAAACCCGGAAGAGTTTATTGAGATTGCACAAGGTCGGAGCTGCGAGGATGTGCTGAAAGCCCTGCGTATTTGCTGTGAAGAATTCTTGAAAAGCTTGGAGAAATAGAATGAAAGATGGTGATGTGTTCCACTGGTACTACAAGAACGACATTGAATACCGAGCAAAACATGCTGGCTCTGGCACGGCATACTGGTGTTTAGACAATCAGTGTGTATACTGGGAGGGTGTTGGTCTTGTAGACACCTATTGGTCTGGTCTTACTGGTCAATACCTGTCATCCCATGCAAAAATTCTAGACGAAGAAGAAATTGACCTTGAGTTTGTTTGCAATCTTGACGATGTTGAATTTATTCACAAATCAGATGCAGACGAGTACGACAAAGTATACGATTTGAGCCACCAGCACCGCTGTTACCCGCATTTTGCTGTAGATAAGGGCGTATGTAAAAGTAAGAAAGCCATTCTCACAAAGAAAGAACGGGAACTCGCAGACGTAAAAAGTGAACTTGAATACTTACAACGTAAGGAGGTGTGGCTCACAGAAGAAATTGCTGAACTATTGATAGAAAGAGACCTTTCATCCACAAGGATTCTGTGTAAAATAGGGACAAATCAAAGCAATTCCGCAACAACGTGAGGATTTAAAGATGAAAGTTCTAGAAGACAAAGGCTATAAATGCTGGAAGACAGACAACGAAAGCTATGGTGTAATTAAGCATTACCAAAGGCGCTTACAAGAGGATGAAATCCTAAAATTCTCCATCCCACTTTGTCAATGCAATGACAAGACCCTGTTGAATGTCGTGCATTCAGATTTACTGATTCATGGATATAAGAGCGAATCATTTGAAGTGAGTTTGTGCCATGAGAACAAAGACGGTGAGTGGTGCGACCTTAAAATCTACTGCCTGACACGAAAACAGGTTGAGGATTCTCTTGACAGGTTGGAGCAAAAGGTGTTGAATATGTGGAAAGCATTCAACGACTGAGGAGAATAGAAATGACCATTAAATACCGTGTAAATTATTACGAGTCTGAGTGTGGATGGGGTAGTGATTCTTGGAATACTGACTACGACACAGAGCAAGAAGCCCGAGCCGCATACCAAGAGTGCTTTGATCATTATATGCGTCAAAACAGCACACCAAGTTATTACATCCATCCTACCTATATTGGCGAAGTAAAAGTTTAATGAACACATATTCATCTAAGCTATACAATATTCTTATTGAAGCAGGGTTTTCCATAGAAAAGATTGATAGGCTCTGGACAATCTTTAGCTTGACATCTGATAAGAAAGAGCCTATTCTTTGGTCGGCTTCATTGGGAAGCCTTCTAAAACAAGCTGAAATTGAATTAGGAATGTGATATGAACACATCTACAGAATATAACGAAGGTTATCGCCTGGGAGCCGAGGATTGTGAATATGCAATAAAGCTTGGGTATAGTGTTCTTGTGCAGCATTTAAAGCACTGGGAAAGCTATACAGCGCAAGATGATGAGGATAAGGGATATCTCCAAGCCCTTAAAGATTTCGAAGATAAATTGTTTACAGTGGGAGAATAGCTATGCTAGGTTACAACCAACACTTATCAGCAGCTTGGAACGTATACAAAAATCTACAATACGTTTCTAAAGCCATCAACGCTTATGACCTTGGCTATTGGCGAGCATGGGCTACAGCTCAGCTTTCTTATGACGCCAGAGACATGTTCAAAGATGAAGAAAAAGCTAAGAAAGCTGTTGACAAGGGCTTAATCCTGATTCAGAATATCTCAACTGCCCGAGAAAAGCAGCTTAAACAGACGAAAATGTGTTGAGGAGAAACAAGATGAAAATTGAAAAGAAAGAAGCAGCTTTTGAACCTGTAACAATCACGCTGCAATCACAAGACGAACTCGACTTGTTTTATCAAGTATTTCGTCAACTGGGTGGTGGCATCCCGGCAAGTTTGTGGGGCACTGCATCTCACGCAGCCGCTAAGCTTCGTGAGCAAGGTGCAGAGGTTCGGGACGATTGGGATTTGACTGGCGACATCTACATTCGAGAACTGTAAGCACAACACACAACAAAGAGCTTTTAAGGAATTATAGAAATGAAAATCCGTATGAATGCACAAGAGCAACACAACGAATACAGCAAGCAAAAAGAGCGCAAAGCCCATAAAGAGCTGCGTAATCTGCGCAAGAATCGTAATAACCGCTGGCAATCGGCCGATTAGTTAGGGAGAAGGATAATGCGTTCAATTGACGTGCGTAGCACTAAAGAAGAAGTGGTAACTATAATCAAGTTTGCAGATGGTGAAGACTATGAGTCCGTGGTGGAGCTACAGCTCATCCCTGAAAACGAGTGTGTTTACCTAAACTCCTCTGGGGAGGCCCGTCAACGTGACGGGGATTGCACGAACGTTATCTTGGATTCTAAAGAGGATGCACAAAACCTAATCAAAGCCCTGCAGAAAGCTATTGAGCTTGGTTGGTGGGATCGTTGATCGGGCAGTATTCTAAATAATTAAGGGGAAATAAATATGTCTTTGGCTCTTATCGTATATCTGGTGTTCACTGCCCTACCTGCAATTTCTAAACTAACGTTTATTGCATTTCTGGCTTGGCTGGTTATTACACTGATTGCACTTTTCATTGGCGGCATGATGCGTGATGTTTACAGTAACCGAGAGACTTGGGATTGGGCTGTAAATGTAGCAGTGAAAAAGTGGGCTAAGGTGGCTATTGCTTGTTTGGTAGTGGCAAGTTTTGTACCAACAAAAGAAGTGACAGCCTATATGCTCGGGGCTTATGGTGTTCAAACGATTGCAGAGAATGAGAAAGTGCAAGAGCTTGGAGCGGAAGGCTTGGATATTCTGCAAAGCCTGATGAAGAAAGCTAAAGCTGAGATTGAGGAAGTCGATCCATCAGCAACACCGACAGAAAAAGCTAATTAAAAACACAGCACCAATAGATTCTTTTCATAAGCTCCTTGGTTGACTCCTAGGGGCTTTTCTTTTATTCTTCTCTTAACAAATCAATTTAGCTGTAAGAGGAAAAGAAAATGATCAGCATCCCAAGGGGTTACGGGTTCAGGTCTGGCGTTGGTGCTACGTGTGAAGATGGGACACAAGAAGATTGGACGGGCATCTCACCTAACGGGAGACAGTATCGTTCTGCTATCACTGGTCAGATAAATGACTTACAAGGGTCAGACTATTGGGCTATGCGTAAAGAATTGCCGAACAAGCTTTCTGTAGCAGGTGAGCTTCCTACCGATAACGTCTGGACAGCAGATGGTAAAGCTAATATTAAAGCTTTTAGTGATGAAGCTTTGGGTCTTACTCAAAAGAAAACGCCAGCTAAGAAAACAACTCCTATTGCACATCAAATTGTTCCACAAGAGAAAACATTGGATCGTCTGGACAAACAAGAGGCTGAGCTTTACAAAGCTTTTGAGAATGAAGAGATAAGCGAGGAAGAATTTAAACAACTCATCTTTGCTTTGGAGCAAAAGAGGTATAGAGCGTGGAAATCTCGTTGTAAAGCTCTCGGGGTTGATCCTGACGCAGAAGAAGAAGACGAAGAAATGCTGCCAGAGTGGCAAGACAGGGCAGAGATAGTAGGGAAAAACAGAGAAGAAAAGCGCGAATGGTGGGAATGTGGAAACGTTTTCATCCTTACACACAAGAAGCTAAAAGACGCAGTAAAATCAGCACTAAATAAGAAATTGTCTGTTGACAAAGAAAAGCTTAGCCCCTACATTGGGGGCGTTGTCCTAAGCTTTATAACGTTTGTAATTTTGTTTTGAGGAGAGTACATAATGAAGTCTACATGGCACATCCTGCATATCCTGATGATCTTCCTAACGGGTGGATTGTGGATCATCATCTACATTTGGCGCCTATTGGCTAATGCTCATAGCAATAGGCAGCTTGAATATGCACAACAGCAACGCCAGCTAGAAGCTATGGAGCGCTTAGTGGCACATACAGAGGCTGCCGATAAGCTTAAGCTATTGAAGGGCCAAGACCAATAGAATCTTTTGTCTAATTTCCTTGAAGAAACATCTTGACGACATAGGTGTATTGGGTCAGAATAGCTCCAACAGAAACGAAAACCTATAAAGGAAACACACATGAAATTCGCCGGAACTGAAATCACACAAGAAAGCATTCTGAAAGCCCGTGAGTGGTTCGCTGATAACTGTGATGCCTGCATTGCGGAAGCTGCTAGTGGTGCTGTTTTTGTAAACGACCTCCAGTCTTATATCATATGGCGAGAAAAAGAGAAATCGGAAGTGCTGGCAGGAAAGCATGACCACACGTTCACCTTCATGCAAAAGGCCCACTACATTCAAACAGGCGAGTCTGTTGCACTACTTCCATAATTATGGAATATTAGATCATGAAAAAGCCACTATCTTTCCGCCAACGTCTAATGCTTTCTGTAAACAAAGCGGCTACAATGGAAACACAGACAAGCTTTCCTTATGGGATGGCAGCATATGTAAAGGCTGCTGCAATTACACAAAACAAGCGCCTTTCTTACGATTGGCGGTAGTCAGGTAAACTGACCGGTAAACTGACAAAGGAGAATTAACATGGGCTTTCTAATGCTTGGGTGGGCTGTTATGCAACATCCTGTATTGGCTTTGGTTCCTTTGCTTCTTGTAGCTTGGAGCCTTGCTGTAATCGAAACACAAAACGAAGAATATGGGATTGTTTGATAATGATTCTCTATGCTCTTGTGGTGAGTGTATGCCTGTCTAATGGGCAATGCCACGAACTCAGTCCCGAGATTTATGAAGATATGACAGCTTGCATTATTGAAGCTTCACACCAACGAGCACAAGGAATGCACAGTTATTGCGATGAAATGAAAGAGGAATCATTAGAAGAAGCTATCGCAAAGCATTGAAGCTATAGGAACAATCAATTTGTAAAGGTTTTAGATTTCAGTATACTGAGCACAACAGAAACAAACACGGAGCAACACGAAATGACCTATCAAGAAGCTTGCAAAGCAGCTAAAGCAAATAAAGGCATCTTTTACACATACGATGCAGGAAATGACAAGATTGGCGGAGTCTACTGGTGCAATCAACGTGCTCGACTCATCAAACAATGGTCTAATGATGGCAAGGTGTGGTACTGATATGGACAGGACGCTTTGCCATCACTGGAACCCCGTAGAATCTTGTGCTAAGTGTGAACAGGAGCCGACGATTTTTGAAGACTTGTTAGAACTTCTAGAGCAATATGGGTGGACCAGCTACGAACAGACGTCAAAAGAGCTAATCGGTGAGCTGGAGCAAAGAATCTTAGACAGAAACAAGAATCGAGGCGGGTAGTTATGAAAGAGTCTAGGTGGTATAAGATCGAAAACGGTCAAGCATTCATTTTTGATAGTGGTTATGAGAACATGAGTGAAACTGTGAGCATTGTTCACGTTAGTGATTTGTCATACTACAGACAAAATTTTAAACTCCGTAAGTCATGGGGAATTTATCAGAAAGGGTGAGACGATTAAACGATATTAAAAGTGTATCAATAAATCAGAAAACTTGTCAAAACTACCCAGCACAATCTGGGTAGTTTTGTTTTTATTGATTGAAATTATATAAGGAGAGTATTATGGAGATAATATCAAGAAAAGAAGCAAAATCTAGAGGTCTTTCTCTTTATTATACGGGAGAGACTTGTAAGCACGGTCACATAGATCAGAGAAGAGTCGATAGCTGCGCATGCTTAACGTGCCTCAAGTTGAAGAGGGAGGAATACTTTCCTCAGTACTATGAGGACAACAAAGAAAAGTTACAACAAGCGAACCGAGACCGCTACAGAGAAAATTCAGAATACCATCATAATTATAGGAAAGACAACATGGAGAGGTATAAAGAGTATCGGAGAGCATACGCTAAAGAAAACCCGGACATTTTTCGGGCGGCAAATCATAAAAGAAGAGCACTGATAAAACAGGCCGAAGGGAGTTTCACGAAAGCGGACATAGATAGAATGAAAGAAATACAAAACAACCTTTGTAATATGTGTTCAATTGATTTATTGACAACAGGGTATCATATAGACCACATCGTACCACTAAGTCGTTGCGGTAATAACTGGCCCGAGAATTTGCAATTATTGTGCCCTACTTGCAATTTACGTAAAGGTACAAAGCTACCAGAAGAGCTATAGATAAAATCTATTAAAATTGGGTTTAAAAAAGAAACAATCAATTAGCCATCAAAGCTGTATGTTGTAGAATGAACACAACAAACAGCAAAAACCGAGGGTTTAAACATGCTTACTTCAGAACAAATGCTCAGCGTGAATAAGTGGTGGTTACTTGAATACCGAGACTTCGCAGGGGTGTGGGTTGTCTTTGACAGGGAAGGGGATGTTCTCCGGCTTGTTGAGGCAAACTCAGAATATCCTGACAACACGTGGGCTTATGTAGATGATGAAAAACTGTCCGTTTATCAAATAAAAGCTTGACTACCTAATTCGATCTGATAGAATGAACACAACAGAGAAGGCATAGGGTCTTCTAGCTAGAACAGGAATCGCAGACATGACCACTAAATCCTACAACGGCCACAAGAACCACGCTCAATGGAATCAATCGCTTTGGCTTAACAACGATTACGGCCTGTATCAGATGATGCTGGAGCATGTAAATAATTGCTCCGGCACAAAGGACAAAGCCGCCCAGAATGTTCTTGACGAGTTGCACAGCATGGATATCACTCACACGCCCGATGGCGTGAAGTGGTCCAAGGCCGGAATCCGTGCTGCAATGGTTGGGCTGTGATATGAACAATTTTACGAAATTCTATGACCCAGAAAACCAAACACACGAAGAAAACACGAACAGGCTTTACTCTACTTATTTAGAACTCTACCCTTGGCACGGGACAGAGGAGGCTAAGTCTTATGATTACCCGAGCTTTCACGATGCTGTTTCAGAGTGGGCTGACGATGACTTCTACATTCAGCACTTAACAGCAAAAGTTTTTCTAGATATGGAGCGGTGGGTGAATGACTAACTGGACCCCCAACAGCACACAAATGGCAGCTATGGAAGCTTTCGCAAGCTGTCTAGGCTTCCTGATGGGGCTTGCTGGTGGACTCACAGCCCTTACAGTCTTCTGCATGATCCTTGGAAAAATAAGTGAAATTCTTTTGAAATAGGGGTTGACGTGCTGGTCTAGCGGGTCTAAGATTACACACAACAGCAAATGAAAAGCCCCTTGGGGCTAAGGAAGACACCATGAAAGCCATGTTCGATAGCGTCCAAGACCTCGCCAAGTTCTACAATGCCCGCGCTGGTGTAGAGTGGACCTCCGATCCCTATGAATGGATTGGAAGCATCTGTGTAGACTTCAAGCTAGACATCCTCACAGCCGAAGAAGTAGAAGAAAAGATTCGCAAAGCAGGCGGCGTGATGGTGTTCGACTATGACGAGCACGGAAATCAGATTTAACAAATAACAAAAAGCCCTGCTGGTTGGTGGGGCTTTCTTATTGGGTGGATTATAAGATGGTCGTTTATCTTCTATTTGTTCGCGGTACGCTTTACGGGGTGTTTAAGACAGCCGATGCTGCATACGAATATGTTGGCAACATGGAAGACGAAGAAGACAAGCGAGATGCATGGATCGTACCCGAGGGTGTCAGGGGATGACATGGCAGAAAACAAACCTCCACACATGGACACACGGTCGAGGTTGGAAGATTAGCAGACACTGGACGTTGACAAAGCCGAAGATTGTCTACTTCCTTACCTACGCCTCACAGGACGACTACTGGCAAGGAATCAACATGGGCAGCTTTAGCAGCCTAAAGGAAGCTAAAAATTCTTTTGAAAATCTTCTAGAAAAGGCTTGACTACAGGCCGCCAAACCCATACACTGACCACAAGCCAGCACAGGATGCAAGCTTTTTCTTTCTAAAATTTCTCAATTTATTTTCACTTTCCCTGTTGACTCCCTTTCTCAAAATGCTAATATATCTCCAACGAAGCGAAACAAGCTTCCAACCAAAGACAGACAGGAATCAGAGCCATGAAAACTACCAGTCAATTCACCATCAACGGCTCCACTCAAATCGTTAAGCTGACTGAGAAAGCTAAAGGGATTAAAGCTTTCAGCATCAAGGGTAATCGTTGGTTCCAGAAGTCCTATGGTAACACCTATCACGTCGCCTACATCGGTGCAATGATTAACGGCAAGTGGGTGGAGCTAGGAGCTACTGATATGCAATACGGCTACGGCGACCACTTCCTTGTAAGCGCTGGAGCTTGGCTCATCGAGAACGGCTTTGTAGAGTGTGAAAACGAGTATTTCCTTTCCGACTACAACGTCCGGGAAGACTTTGCAATCGAGTATTATTCTCAGGATGTCACCCGCAAGCGTGACCTGTAACAGCAAATAATCTCCTAAAAGCCCTTGACAGCATACGTTGAGGGCTTTATTATTTGCACATCAACCAAGCAACGGATCACATCATGTACACAACAGAACACTACGTCGCCCTGGTGACCAATCTTTCTAACGAACGTCAGCGCCTTGAGCAGTCAGCATCAGAATCCGAATATGCTTTGCGTTCTGTATGGGTGAAGCAACTGGAAAGAGAAGTAGAAGCCGAAGTGGAGTTTCTGTCTAGCAAAGGTGTGAACGTCTACGCTGAAACGACTGAAGTAGACAGCATGTCGGACGATGACCTTCTAAACGAACTGATGAGCTAAGAGCATGAACGTTAACGAACTGGCAGTGAACAAGCGTACAGCTCTTCGCATGTTCTGGGATGCTGGACACACAACAGAGCAGCAATTGATTGCAGCCAGTAATAAGCTGGAGAGCATGAAACAACCATCTAAAGGCTATTGGTATGCGTCTGACGTTTCTAGAGCTATCGGAAAAGTATAAGGAACGCTATCAGGCAATTAGACGTAATAGAAACAATACATCACACACAAGAAAGGATAAGGAAACACAATGTCCATCGAATCCCTGGCTATGCAAGCATTAGCCATCGTCGCAAGCATTCTCCTGGCTTGCTCAGTCATCGAAAATAAATTCAAAAAGAATGCAAAAGATGGTTGACGTGCCAGGAAGAAACCACTAATCTACACACATCGGAGGCAATCAAGCCCCACCTGAGCAGACCAGGGCACAGTCTGAAGGAGCTTCACATGAAACAATTCAACCTCACTTCTGTTTCCGATGCTGCTATCCGTGCTGCCGTGGCACAGGCTAAAGCCCATCACAAAGCCACGGCAGCACGTCCAGGTGATGAAGGCAGGTCTGTGCTACTTCGTACAGAAAGAGAATCGCTTGCATGGCATGTCTCTCGGAGACGCCATAAAGGCCACCTTCGCATAAGAGCGAAGGAAACAACAAAGCCCCAATGAAGGGGCTTTTCTTTGCCCAGGTTTTGACAAAAGTTGCTTGACGTGATGTTGGGATGCGCTTAGAATGAACCCATCAAGAGCAGAAACACCAACCAAAGGAAACACAGTAATGAAAAAGCTTTTCGTATCTATCGTCGGAACACGTGACTGGCAGACCAAGCACAAGTCTTTTGACACAATCTCTGACTTCGAAGACTATTGCGAATTGTACAACCCCAACAAGAAAGCTTTGATTGAGAACTATGGAACGCTTAAAGAGCTTTGCGAAGGTATGTCGGACGGCCTTGTGACTTTTCACTATGCTTGGCAAAAGTAATATTAATAAGCCCCCTTCACAAGGGGCTTTCTCTTATCTATCACATAAACATCTAAAAACCTTCATACACTCGCCTCTAAACCCCAATACACTCTCCTTAATCCATCCTCTAACCCCTTCCTACCATCACCAGGTACCACCTACTACTATCCCCTACACTGACCATTCATGCGATAGCATGAGAAAACACACAAGCCAGCGCCTACGCTGTCTGTAAGCACCTCTCTAACACACTTCCCCCTTCAAAATATCATTCTAAATATCCCCTCTAATACACTTGGAGTGAATGCGAGACATCGAATGATGTTAAGCATGAACGATTCCAAATAGCCACCTCTAGCACGTCAGTGCCCCTATATCCATCCCTTAACGTCAGTTAAAAACTGTCTCCTACTCGATAGCGTCAGCTATCCCTGGTAAATATCATTCCAATTGGAACAATTGAATTATTAATATTCCCTATGGTGAGTTGAGAAAGTCATTTAACAAAAATCGGATTATGCGAAGTCACCTTTACATACACCATTTTCAATAGTTCTAAACTATGGATGTTCTTTAGTAAAGAGTATGTCAATGTGAGGCTATACAGCGGTATAGTGAGAGTCTATTAGATATTTCTGGAATATAGATTTAGTTTATGGTAGGGTGGGTAGCAGTGTTAAACCCCTCAGACATAGAGCTGGGATTTATTGAAAAGGTTTGACTTGATGTGGGGATATTTTCTACAGACAAAGAAAAGGGACTGCCCTAAAAAGAGCAGTCCCAAAAATAGAGGGGGTTGGTGTTCTCAGATATGTTTCCAATTATCTTCTGCTTCATTCACCTTAAATACTTACTATATTATGTAGGCCCATCTGCTCTACACCGAAATACAAGGGATACAGAGCATCGGATGGACATTTGATGTCCCATCAGCTATGTAAACAAGTCTGGACCATATTCGTAGCTGTTAGCAATAGCAGCCATGAATGCACTATATCTACCTTTCCAGAACAACTTGGGATGAACCTTTATCAAGTGAGACCAACCGTCTTCATCCTCAAACTTTGTAGTTAGCTCAATCATCAACCCTTTACTCAATAAAGACAGGTACACCCTTCGTGTTTGCTTGTCCCCTGTATTCATTCCTTTCTTTATCTGTAGCCAAGATATCACACTGTAATTCCACACCACCACATTGTCGCATACAAGCTTTAACATCTTACTTTCTGTTATGGTGCAAGAGTCCAGCAGCATGAAGTCTAGGAGGTATCCGTTGTCTCCTCTGCCGGTTCGTGAGCTGTCCGAACACAGAGACTTAAGTTCCTTTATGTTTGTAGCTGTGTCCGGTGTAGGCTTTGGGAAAAACAGCCCCTTCTCGTAGTATTTTCTGACCACTTCGTTAGTCCGATATTCGTTTAGCCAGAAGTCACAATAGTCTAAGACTGACAGGGATTGTAATATTTCCCCTGTATGCTTGTTAACGACAAAAACCCGCTCACCATCTCTGATGAACAGGTTGTCATATTTCGGTATGTCATCTACTCTATACATGTCAACTTTCCATGCTCCTAATAAGCTCTTGTATTCGCTTCCACTCCTTACCTGACTCCTCGTATTCCTTATATCGTCGCTGGTGTCCAGAATCACATCTGGAACAGCTTACATAGTAATTTCCATTTACCTCGTAGCTAACAGGCTTCCCGCCACAGCTACCACAATCGTCTAATTTCATCTACACCCTCCTTCTCGATATTTCTGTGGAAACAAACACTTCTTCCCATACGCCTTACAACAGTCACAAATGTAGGAGTCTTCCACTCCTAGTTGCTCGTAGAAATAGAATGTTCCTCGTGCTAACTCTTGCCCCATCCACTCTTCTGCATATTCAGGGTCAGTCAAGAGCTTACATTCGTCGTCTTTCATTTTCTCATCTCCTTGAATTGTCGGAACGCTTCAGAGAACACCCCTTGTAGTTGATATTCTGGGTCACTATCTAGTTGCTGCATCTGATATTTCACCCACTGTCTGGAGTGCTCTAAGACTTGCTTATGTGTTTTTTCTAGTTGGTTTATGTATTCATTATCTCCCAAACTCTATCCTCCTCCAATAAAAGAAGCCCCTTAATTGGGGCTTTGTTTCAGTCAACGTACAAGGTATCGTTCTCAGGATCATATGATCCACCCATCTGTGCAATGCGTGCTACAATCTCTTTAATCACATGTCCTGTGTAATATCCCTTGTTACGATATTTGTAGATGCGATTTAGTGTGCTGGATGGATATTCCAGATTCACCAAAGATAGTTGTTTCTTACGGACATCCTTGATGGCTCGATGATCTGTGTACACTTCAAACTGGGTTTCATCGTCATTCCAAAGCATAGCAAAATATGTAGCTGAGAAATCAAAGCTATTAATCAAATCTGCGACATCTGAATAACGGCGTTTACAAATGATTTGCACTTTCACACATTCTTCTGGTTTCTTGAAATCTTCTCCTTTCATGTATGTGAATAGGTGCCCAAGAGGACAAGCAAAGACAAGACCAAATCCTTGACCTACAAAGTGTTCAGAGATAGATGTAAGGTCAGCCTTGTGTGTCAGGAAAAGATCGTAATCAGAAATCTCTGTACCAAACAGACTGTCTCGTACAGCCCCGCCAGCCAAGATAAGACCATCAAAGGAAAGCAGAGCATCCTCCACGTCAGAATCAATAGCAGAGAATCGAGAGTCTTTCAGGTTTGTCAGTTTAAGCATTTGTGTTCCTCCTTGTTTGTGATGTGTCGATGATAGGCTCCTTCGAACCCTGTGTCAACTACTTTTGTCTTTAGTCATCAAATGAAACAACACCAAGCAAGATGACACCACTGTCCCAAGGATAATCACTGCTGGGTGCATTATCAGGAATACAACAGCTATCAGCATTCCAAATCCTGCAAGGCACACAAACAGAGTAAACCCCATCAGTAGCAAAACTGCAATACCAATAAGCCTTTTAATCACATGAAATCCCTCAACTCAAAGTACGCATCCCTAAGCTCTTCTTCTGTGTAAGGCTCCCACCACTTATCCCTCCACGCCCAAAAAGTCACTAGCCCATATTCCTCACACCACCTCCCATTCTTCCGATACAGTGGATGCTCGTCCGTATTCCAAGGTTCACCAAGACCCTGAACCATGTTTGCTAAATCAACTTTAGTAATTTCTAGTTTCACTGGTACTTACCTCCATCTTCTTCAGTTGCTCTTGGAGAGTGTTCATCTGCTTTTCAAGATACCCTTTCACCCTATCAACAGCTTCTTGCTTATTTAAATGAACCTTGTGGTATGTAAATCCAGTGTAAAGCTCCCCTTGATTATTGATACGAAGATTGAGGTCTTCAGCTCCATCTATTTCCAAATCAGCCTGATAATACAAAGTATTTTTATCATCGTATGAAAGGAAATACTCCAGATTTTTAACCTTTCCTGCGTACACACCAACTTCTAAGTGGTTGTTTTGTGTCACTGAAACGTAAACAGTTTGTCCCTCATCAAGCTTCGGTGCTGCCAGTTTGTAGTCATCTCGGCTCAATGCTTGTGGTTTAAGTTGATAGAGGCGTTCTGTTTCTGCATTCAGCCGAGTAGCTGCCTTTGCATGTGTTTGTTTTATAATAGAGTTGAGTTCCCACCCGTTCTTGAACACAAAATACCAAGCTTTAGTGTACCAAGGTCTTTCTGAAAGGGTTCTAACAATCCCGTCTACTCGTTTAACCTCCTTTCGATAATCTTCTTGGGCTTTTTCTAGGAGTGCGTGCAGGGCTTGCTTAGGTGTTTCATAGTATGTGGCGTCAATGTGGTAACGGTTATCTGCTCCAACGAATACTTCAGTTATTCCTGTGTAGCTGGCCACCCAACCCACTCCAAACATTTCTTTCATCTCTTCAAATGTATATGCTTTCACTTATCCCTCCTGCATCTGTGCAATCAAAAACTTGTTCTCCTGTTCAAGCATTCCTTTCTCTTGTGTAAGCGTTATCACCTCACGTTGGAGATTGGATATTTGATTGTAATAGTCTTTAATCAGCTCTGCAACATCTGGACCCTCTTTCGGATGTATTGGTTTACGCACCATAATCCCATAAAGGCGTAATAGCAGCTCTGCGGGATATGGATTAGTTTTCAAATTCATCTTTCCTCTCCTCCCCAATGAGAGACTCTTTTCGTAGTTCAAATATTTTATCAAGCTCTCGTGAGCATTTGTACAAGTAGTGCTCCGCCGTGTTTACATCTTTGCGGTACAAAGCAACACGAACCAAACCAAGATAGCTCTCTGTAATATGGTGGTGTGCTTCCATATACTCATCTCTTGTCATCAGACTTGCAGTCCTTTTTCATAAAATCTTCAATATTTGTTGTAGGAAACTGAGAAAACCACTTATCTAATTCCTCACGACGTTTCTTTAGTTTCTCCTTTTCTTCTTGGCTACCAAAAACTTGAATATACTCTTCGTAGATATTTTTTGAACAGGACACTGTTTAAATCCCCTTAATAGCTGTCTCGATCATAATCATTATCTCCGTGCTGAGTAGAATATGGACTTCCACCCTTGAAGCTAGCACCACTACACAGGAAATATTCTTGTTTGGATGTTGCAGTATAATTATTACCTATTACGGTATTAGCCACTTCCTTTTCAAAGCTGTTGCCATACAGCATGCACAGATTACAAAGACGTTTTATCTTTTCCGTTGACTTCATCTTCTACTCCTCGTAAAGATCATCTAAATTATTCAACAATGTCCGTTCGTATTCAGCGCCAATCTCTTTTTGTTGTAGAAGCTGATTAATCTTCATCCAAACTACATACTCATTCTGAGGGTCAACACGCTCTTGAAGATATAGAAGCAGCTCCCTTGGAATAGAAACTGCATCCTCTTCTTCCAAACGTAACTCATTGAAAGTTTCAACATAATCCGCGTATGTTTTGTGCTGTCTAACCTTCTCACCACCATAATAGCGCACTTCAAGGAACTGGTCACTTCCCTTGTACAGATTAAACTCTTCTTCAGTCCACATTCTCATTCAAACAACTCCTTCTCTGTGATATACATTCTCAATTCATCATAGCTATTTGGTTGAACGTAGCGGCAAAGCTCCCAATTCTTGTATTGACATGCCATAATGTATTTCAAAGCCCCTTTACGTGTCAAATGATAACTGCTTTCCCATGAATCATAGCCATCACAAGACACTGTGTTTACTATGTAGAGCTTAGCTGGGAAATTCATTCAACACATCCTCCATATTCTTCTGCATTCTTTCTATTGTGCAAGCAAGCACACTCTTCGATCAGACATTGTGTTGTCCGAACAAGGGCTTTATTTTGTCTGTGCATCAAATAACAAGCTACGCATAAGTAAATCACTAATACCCAAACAAGAGCTATCATTCTTCAATCATCTCCCTAATGTATTCTCTCATAAACAAAAATAGCCCAACATCTTTCAATGTCAGGCCATGTTATCACCTCTTTTTCTTTGGTGCAAGCTTTTTGAAGGTGTAGTCAATGATGCTTTCCAACACCCAAATTCCCCACCATACAGGGAATATAATGACTACAGCAATGTGGAAATACACATACACTTCCTTTACAGAAAGCTTTGTATTGCGATATTCCTCACGATAGAGCTGATACACTCCTTGCTCCCCAAGAAACTTCCATGTTGCTAACAGAAGCAGGGTAGAGAGGATGAGGCCGATAACGTAGTATGTAATTAGGAATGTCATTTAGATTTCTCCTAGTAGATAATAACCAAGCCTTGCAGGGCACAAGCAACATCGTTTACGTCTTCACCCAATTGTTCAGCCATCTCATCAATGTTGTCGTAACTGCTTAGAAAGTGAAATTCATCGTCTTCAAACTCCAGGCGGAAGTCTTCATCCGCTCCTCGGATACTACGATAGAAGTTACCCTCATCGTCACCTTGAAGAACAACTTCAGCGTCTTCTTCATAATTTTTCAACAGCTCGATCAAGTCTTTAACTTTCATCCTATCTCTCCTCAATGAATCGTTGCTTTTGAATATGGAACATCAAAGAGCGAAGCTCTTTCCTCTTGGAACACTTCTTCTCCCTCTTGTTCTTCCTGATAGCCTACAGACATCATCTCCTCATAATACAAATCAACACAGGAGATGAGGACATCCAATTGTGTAAAGGGATGGGTAATCTCTCCCCCTGTCAAGCGAGAATAAGCTGTCTGGACACTCTTGAATAGAATTGCGTAGTCATGTAGTTCTCGGCGTACAGAGTCAACATCGAGAGAGCCATCAGGATTCTCCAGAATATCTTTCCAGATGCTATTCCACACACTGTCAATCTTCTCTTTTGGGGACATCATTCCACCTCCACTGTCTCAATAAATAGCGTATGTGTATATTCTAGCAGATCATCTTCTGTAATGCCAAGCTCTTTTAGTTTATCTTCTCGCCATTTCTCGTAAAAGCCTGTGTCTGTCCACACATTCTGTAGGCGTTCATCCATAAGAGCATCGAACATCTCTTTATCAGCAAATTCAAACTGGGCACAACGCCCCACTTTGTTATTGTGTTCACTGACAAGCTCAAGAGCATCCACCCAATTGTGAAATGCTCTCACCCCTTTCCCCTTGTTTACGACAACATAGATTTCCATGATCCTAGCTCACCAAATATACAGACAAGCTATAACGATTGATGGCTTGCTCTAGTGTGCAATGAATGTTCTTCCCATTGATAGGGGCTTGAGTGTAGAACGTCCCGTCTCGTTTTACAACAGTGAAAGCTGGGGCATCATCAGCTACGCTGTATTTGACGAAACGGATGTTATCGAGAATTACGCCTGTGTCAAGGTAGAAGGTAGGCTTCCCATTTGGAACACGTACACGAATTTTATTGCTCATCTTCTTTCTCCATTTCAATTTGTTCAATAAGCCATGCTTCAAGATAATCTGTATCAACATTGAAGCGTTCTTCACAATATTCTTTTGAGGGATTGAACACAACCTCATCCAGCTCGTCGGTATTATCATCGAAAATATCAGCTCGTGCAACATTCCATTCAATTTGTGTGTATCCGTAGAAATCATCAGGATTATCAGCAGAGAAATCAGCCTCTTGTTTATGATAATACACCACATCAAGCACAAGCCCCGCATAAAGCTCTTTTGTATTCTCTTGAAATGCTACAACATAACAAAATTCTTTAGACATTTAGCACTCCTTTGGTTTTTCTTTCTGTAGATTAGCCTCATCAGACCACTCTACGTTCGCTCTTCCGGTGAAGCAGTCTACAAAGGCCACCTTGTACCGAGGATTGCAAAATGACTCAAAATAATCTCGCTCCGTTAGGAAATTCAAATATGGGTAACTGAACTCTACTCCGACAATCTTACCTTTATTATAGCGACCGTCTATTTTCTTGCTGTTAAGCAGCCAAACCATTTGATTAATTCTAAACTTCGCCTTCATCTAATCTTCCTCATATCCACGATCTTGCATCTCAGCCCAAATATTAAAGCTCAGACGTTCCAGTGCATCATCTGTGCATTCCTCAATATTTTCAATAATCAGGAATACAGCATCTTGGATTTCTTTCTGTGTAATCAACTCTCTTCCTCCATTTGTCGAAGCATAAGCTCCCCTTTCATTGAATACATGATGTCTACGAGCATTTGCTCTGTAAGCTCATCACTACGGAACATAATAACATCTGCTGCTGTCTTTGTGTCACACATATTCAAAAGAAACTTGTAATTCTCTGTAATTTCTAAGCAGTCAGTCATCTTATTTCTCCCATATAGCAGACAAAATTTTATCTTTCTGCTCTACACTGAGGTATTCAGCAGCGAGGATAATCCTGTTCATCCGACGATTGTTTGTAGCCCAGGCGGCATCAAGACTTTGTTTAAGCGCCGCTATCTCATCCATCAAAGCTCTACGCTCTGAATTCAAGAGAATGTTTTCTTGTTTTTGTTCTGGCATTTTATATTCTCCTATTGTTCGTTGTGAATCCCAAGACAAGCATTTCCTTCAAACAATGCTTCAAATTCTGCCTCCATCATAGCAAGCTCTTCAGCCTGTTGCAACAGCTTTTTAGTGAGCTGTATGCTGATGAGCAGGTCTTTCTGCCGTACATGCCTTACACACCCTTCAGATTCTTTAGCTGAAGATTCTACGAGAGTGTTAAGAACGTAGCTCAGAGCTTCCACTTGAGAAGCTGCATTGTAGTGTGTGTTCATCTCTTTATCCTCGATTTTGTGTATGATAGACAATTTGCCAGACAGCCTTACCATCCTCATCTGCACCAGATTGTGCAGTGAAAGCAGCAGGACGTGCATATTTTGCAAAGTCAAGCAGTGCGTCTAGGTTGGTGAACAGTCGTGCAATTTGAGAAGGAGTTTGCACTTGCCCTTCTATAATATTTTCTTCAATTTGTTCTGTCATATTACTCTCCTTTTAGCTCTGTAATGGCTACTCGGCGCGTGTCAATTAGCTGCTTAAGTTCTTTATCGTGAGCCTGCCACTCAATAGCTATCTCATCTTTCTCGACAGCAATACCAAAAGAACCTTTCCCTCGCTGACGTTCACAATTTTTCATCCACCGCAACAACTCGTGCTCTCGTTCCACATTCATCAACACTTCCAATAACTCTTGTGTTTTCATTTTAGTTGATTCTCTCCATTCAGGTTGTTCCAGATTTCTAAATCTCTTGCAAGACCTTCAGCACTCACCTTCACCCTCAGCGGATAATCATCTTCCTTGATATGGAAGGCTGTTCCCGCCTTTAATGCGTCTTTGTCGATTAGATTATGATTTGGGTGCTCAAGCTTGTCAATATTTTCAAGCAACCACATCGACAAACGGTCATATGTGTTGTCAGATAGGATTGAGATGTCTCTGTGGTAATATAGGTAGCTGGCCGCAAGGTAAAAGCTTATCGCTGAGGCAGGATTAATCTTGAAAGCTTTCCTCGCGGCCTCATCATAATTCCCACCAACAATTTCAAGCTTCACTTCTTCACATCCATTTGAACAGGAATCTGTTTTGTGCTAGATGCTGTATTCTCTTCATACAGCCTTGTCAGCCAAATGTCCAAGAAGAACAGAAGTCCTCCGAGGACGATGGAGAGGCAGATGAAGTCAATTGTTGATAGATTATTTTTCATTGTCGTCATTCCACACAACATCGTAGCTACCGATCACTTCGTGAAGAGGTCTAATGTTGGTGTAAAAATCAAATTGCACCAAGAAGAACAACCCCTCACTGTTCATAACAATCATACCGCCTTTGGCGGGTTTGTATTTGCCTGCACTCGTGTAGATTTTGAATTTCTTTCTCATATTTTCATCCTCCATAAACAAGAAAAGGTGTTCTTCAGAATGAAGAAAAGCCACTAACCGACCTCTATGTAAAGAGAATAAGCTAGTGGCTTCTGTGTGTCAATCATTGTCTTCATTGAATTTGCTAATCTCAACACCGTATTTGATGAGATATTCCAATCCTTGCTTGCAGCGATATTCCTCTTTGTACACAACACGCTTCACTTTAGCTCGGACAAGCAGCTTTGAACAGTCGATACAGGGTTGCATTGAGACGTAGACTGTTGCTCCTTTTGCACTAACCCCTTGCTCAAGGAGTTTGCCCAAAGCGTTTAGCTCAGAGTGAGTTACTAGGGGGTTACTTACCTCCCCATCTGTCCATATCTCTTCTTGTCCTGCTGGAAACCCATTAATTCCTGTGGCCAACAGACCAGATTCAAGGAGGATGCAACACCCCACTTGCTTTCGAGGGCATTTGCTCTCCTTGGCAACGCGGAGGGCTATATCCATATACATTTTATCCCATTTGCTCAAAACTTATCTCCATGATAGGGGCATTTCTTATTAATCACCAAATAACCTGTACCAGCCCGATCTTTGTTGTCTAAGTATGGACAAAGGCATTCGGGAAGACGAAACTGCGTAAGATGCCAATTCTTATCCATTGGAAAGTTCCAGAGCCACTGGAGAGAATATTCGACTCCTTGAAGCACTTCCAATACTTTCTCTTTGTCATCGAAGAACATATCTGGACGTGAGACAATCTGTTCACGCATCTTATGAAGCACGTCAATTGCAATACAATCTTCTTCAGACAGCCCTTGTTTCTTTGCCAGTTCTTTACTGTGCGCCATCACCTTCTCCTATTCAAAATCATCCTGTTGAATAACATCATTCTTCAATACATCCATAAGCTCATGGAATGTCATATAGCTTTCACTGTAATTCTTTTTAAGACTTGAAGAAGGCCACCAGATTCCTCCTGTGTTAATAAGAGGCTTTCCTGTAACAGCCCCAACGAGAGAATAATAACGTGTTACTACGCCAGATGGAAGAGATTTTGTCTTACGAGAAGAAACAATGTAAAGACCATCAATCCCATCTACACGAACAGTTTCTTGGTAGTCATAAATGTAGTTGCTCATTATTTAAGCCCTTTCAATCGTGGTGCGAAACCTCTGCGCGTGTTGCTTCCTCGTACACTAACCTCTCCACTCTCTGTTCTATACTTCGTCTTAGAATCCTTTACTGTTCGAATAGTGTATTTACTGTCATAGTCCTCATTGGCCTCCTTCTGTGCAATAGCTCGATCACGGGTTAGGTAGAAGACTTTCTCACCGAGAGCATTGATTATGTAGAAGTTTGATGGAGAGTTAATCACGAACTTCTGTTCGTCTTCCGACCAAATCTCGTACTCGTTTTCACTAACAACTACCCGCTGAATTTCTTTATTCATTGATGGCTACTCCTTAATAAAACCGTAGTGGGTTAGTTCAGCTTCTTCTCTTATAAAACATGCCAACTCAAAATCACTTGTTCTGAAAATCCTCTTACCTTTAATGTGTACGTCAAAAACCCCCGGTTTGACTTCATATACACCAGTCCTGCCTGATTTGTTCGTAGAGCGTATTGTCTGATTAAAGGTTTGAAGGCTCCAATCATCTGTCCATATGCAATTATCTTTACAATAATCCCCGTTAACATCTACACGTTCAAGGGTGTGTTCATTACTCGGCTTTGGGCCCATATCTGAATAGAAGTTTTCAAAACTATCTATCCAATCTTGACACACTTTGATACCTCTCCCTCCATAGTTATTATAGTGAGCACTCTTTGGATTGTTGCAACGTGTTTTACAAGCCATCCACGACCTATATTCTGGGGAGCCACACATTCCATGCGTGGTTGGGATTGTTTTAGACATTTCTATTTTAAGACACCCACAACTTTTGGTACAACCATTCCTAAGGTTACCTCTATGTACTAAAACAGTGTTTCCGCAATCGCAAAGACATTCCCAGAACACTCTAACTGTTCCATTAGACTGTGGTAAACTCTTTGACTCAATGCAGGTCAACCTTCCAAATCTGACACCAGTTAAATTAAGCTTAGCTACCATTAAAATCTCCCATAGTTCTGTAGGCAGTCCATAATATAGAAGGTCGCTGGGGGGATTAAACTCGTAGTCGCTGAAATCCTCAAAGGATACTACCGTGACCTTAACTTCTTTTTTAGTCATACTTCGACTCCTTATTACAGAACAGTGTTGTCTTCAACAAAGCAAGTGAAGAGATTGTCATAGCCCGTAGACCTATCTACACGAATGCAAACAGTCTTAAGGCGATTCTCTGGCTGCTTCTTACATTTAATCTTCATGTAAAGAAATGGACAGATGTAGAAAGCTTCAAGAGCCACTTCTGATTTATATTGGAACACTCCCTTTGGTGTATAGTGTGCCACACCCACTACAGCATCGTCACGTTCTTTAAGACGACTGAATTTGTGAGGGCTTAGGTTGCAGATAAGTCCTTTCTTAATGCTTGTCATTTTATATCCCCCATTCACCACTTAACTAGAGTGTACATGTTTACAAACTGACGCTCCTCATAGAAAAATTCTACATCAAACCCTAAATCCGTTAGCTTCTTACAAGCAAGCTTCCATGCTTCCGTACGGCTGTATCCTCCTCTTGTCCAGAAATCAGAATGTAGCGCTGCCGTATGTTGCTTCTTCTCTGCTTGTTCTTTGATTACCTTCAAAGCTTCTTCAACATGATCGTCTACAGATAGGCCTGCTAATTTTCGAGCATCTTCGGCTGTGAATTTATTCATTTAATCCTCCTCCTATCTAGTCCCACCAACTCTGTGATTTACGGGCAAACATCTTACCAATCAATTCTAAGTCATTCTTCTTATTGGATGCAATAATTTTATAAAAACTTTTACTTTTGTAAGCTGGCAGGGTGTTTGGTTTTTGTTCAAAACCGTATCCACCAAACAATCCACGTTCGCTGGTCTTCTTAAGCTCAATCTTGTCATCCGTATAATTGTCTTCGTTGACACGATGCAAGAGTTCAGCAAAAACTTTAAGCTCTTTTGCAGTTTCCTCTGAACGCATAAGGTGTCCATACTCTTTGTGACAACGCGACATATCCCTTGCACAAGTTTCCATGAACTGAAACATTCCATGATAGTCCCAAGAACGATATCCCCACAGGGCTTTTCGGAAAAGCCACAGGTTACGCAGAAACTTCCAGATGGTTGCTGTTTTAAAAGACCACCACAGATCGCTCGGAAAGAGAATGATATTCTGAAATTTATCAAATCCGGTATCCGTTAGCCAATGGATGATTGGTGCTTTCTGCTTACAAATTTCTTCGTGGTCGTCCCACCCTTCCCAAGTAAGTGCTCGTGGATTGGTCAATCCGAAATATTCACGAATTTTTAGTGACAGCTTGCTGCTACTCCAATAGTTTGCTCTGGTACGCCGAATCATTATTTAGTCTCCTTGTTTGTGTTGATGGGGCTAGAATAAATCAGGCTAGCCCCTGTGTCAACAATATTTTACCCAACATCTTCCGGTTTTTGATTGGAAGGTGTGTCCTTTGGTTTACGTTCAGCAGCTTTCCGAGCCTTAGCTTCTTTCTTAGCTTTCTCTGCTTCGTGAGCAGCGAGAGCTTTTTTGGCAGCTTCGAACATCATGTTTTCAATGGATGGTGGTGGCTCGTAACCTTCCATTTCTTCGTTCTCACGCTCGGTACGCACCTTGTCAAAGTTTTCCAACCGCTCCATCACCTCGTCTGAATCAAGATAGATGTCGGTCCCGGTCAGAATAGCTTCGATTTCTTCTGGGTGCAAGAAGTTTGCATACTCTTCCCTGATACGTTTATGAGTTTGCTTACGAAGAAACTGAGCAGCCTCATACGTCTCGCATTCTTTTCCGTAGTTTCCCCCAGAAACTGTGTGGCTAAACCACTCAGCGTACTTACTCACACCCCAAGTGTCGCACGCCAGAAATACGAACGTTGCCATACTCCCGCAATCATGTTCAATAAACCCAACCACACACGCTTCGCTTTCTTGAATAGCGTTGATGATTTGGTTGCCGCTTCTCACTTGACCGCCGCCCGAATTAATACGAATAACGAAGTGATCTTCCTGACGAGCAGCACGGAGTGCATGACACAACTCAATATATTCATCGGGGTTGCCTATAGAACCAACAAGATAGTATTCGTACAGAACATGGTCACCACAATCTGTTGAGATTAGTTTGTTGGGTTGCATCAACGGAAACATCTTGATTTCATCTTCCATTCTTTACTCCTTAATGTGTGAGCGGTATTTTTGCTCTGCGTCTTCTCTTGCCTTAACTGCATCGTCGAAATTCTCAAACAGACCGAGGTATATAGCAGTATTATCCACATATATAGTAGATACCCATTTTTGGTGCTTACTGTTGAAGCTTACACCAGCTCTCCCGGATGTATTGTTTGAGAACAATCCCTTGTTTATCGCTTGTAACGGAGGGCTTGCCCACCTACAATTCTCCTTGCAGTAGTCTCCATCTGGGTCTGTTCGATCAATGGAATAACCCTCTGGACACGGACCCATATCTTCGTAGAACTTTACAAATGAAGACCTCCACTCGGAACTTACATCAATCCCTTTGTCATAATACCACTTCCTGGTGCTCTCATATGGACTAGACGTTCTGGCAATAATTCCCGCCCATACCTTGTACTCCTTAGAATTACTAAGTCCGTGATCTTCCCTGCGACTTCCCCTCTTGTTTTCCAAAGAGCAACCACAACTTTTCGTACTCCCGTTTCGGAGATGGCCTGCTTCTACATCTTTTATCTCTCCGCAAGAACATCTTACTGTATAAAAAGCAGATTTACCCCTACTGGGAGCTTTATCTATCACAGTTAACTTACCAAACACATCACCATTAGATAATGGCTTACCAAGAGGTTTCTTCGTGCATGAACAAGTAACTTTTGCTATATAGTCCGACCTAACTTTTTCCAGAAAGTCTCCACAAACTTTACACTCAGCAGAGAAAAACTTCCTACCTTTCTCTGTGAAAGTGCTTTGTATTTCCCACTTACCTATCTGCTTGATAGTCATTATCACCAAGTACCTTGTTGTTCAAACACGTTCGCCAAGTGCCCCGCAATACCACTTCGGCAGTTATCTTTCGGAGTAAATCTAATAATTTCTGCATCCTCGTGTGGGTAAGCAGAGAGAACGTTTTCCAACACCTGCAAACCATTCTCGCCTTTCAGTGGGCTCTGGGTTTTGTCTCCTGCACATATCAGCAAAGCGCCCTCCTCAGCCCTCGTAACAAGAGCTTTGACTTGAGCAGGAGTACACCCCTGTACTTCATCAGCCAGAATAATTGTTCGGTCGTCGAAAGACAACCCCTGTATCTTCTCCACCGGGACAATACTAATTCCACTTACTTCATTGAAGAGGCTTTCCATAATCTCCATACGGAAGTTATTTTTAAGGATACCGGAACCTAAATACTTCTTAAACTTCATCATCATACTCATGCAGAAGGGCAGAAGCTTCAACGTGTCATTCCCAGTGACCGCACCATAGTCGTTACCGAGGTGTTGGTGTGGGCGAGTGATTACGATGTTGTCAATCTTACCTTCAAGCCAAAGTTTGCTAGCATACCAGCACATGATTTCTGACTTCCCGGCACCTGCACTGCCACTAAGAACCACCAGTTGCTTCTCTTCAAAAGCTTTTAGTGCCCTCCGCTGAGCATCATTTTTTGCAACGAGCGGGATAATCCGCCGTGACTCTTCAAACTTCCCCTCAATGACACGACCAGTCTCTTCTTTCTTAGTGTTCCGTGCCTCTCGCACTGCCGCTTGATTTCGCTTCGCCATCACATTTCCCCTTCTGTATGAAAAACAGCATCAAATGTTTCTTCTACGGACAAGCCAGAAATGAATGTCTGTAAGACATCACTACGCATACGTGACACATCAGAGAAATCTAGTCCTTGAAGATATGCATAATTTTCCACTTCTTTGTAGAAGTCAACAAAATGTGATTCTTTATAAATATTTTTATTGCTCAATTCTTTTTCTCCTTACACAAAACTAATACTAATATGACTAAACACCCAAATCAAACTTTCAATGACTCCCCAACCAACGATGGCTGAAATGATGCAAGCCACGATAATAAAAGCTCCCGCAGCATCTGCTATGCCTTTTCCCCACATATTAGTTCTCCTCCAAAATCAAATGATACAAATTCCTATCTTTGAGAATCTTACTAAGCTTCATATTCTCTTCGATTAGCATTTTACGCTCTCCAATCGTAACTTGCAACAAAAACTCCAAGGTTTTTGTGTAGTTGCACATATTTAAATCATCACGTAGAAGGATGCTCTGAATCGTACCAGACTGAGAGTGTGGGTCAAGCTGTTTGATGAAGTCAATCTGCTGCGTGTTCAAGAGTCTTTTCCTCGCCTGTATTCAAATTTAGCACCGTTGTTACAATAGGCAATTGCTTCCCCAGTAATATCAAAAGAATACCGCTTCATTCCGCCATTATATTTGCACTTTTCAACAGCAATCACCAGTTCTTTTTCATCTATATCTGCATTCAGATTAAGTGCCATCATCAGACCGATGACAGGTCCAATAACCAACCCTGCGAAAAAGTCACTCATCCTTCTCATCTCCTCTCTTAATTTCATAAAGAAGCTTTATAAGCTCATCATCACGCCTTGTTCGTATTTCAATATGTCCATATAGCTTTAAGACAGCTTCAACTACAATTGCAAGCTTTTCCTCTTGTGTCAATTTACAAATTCTCCTGTTTTAATGGCTAACCACTTCGGTGTTGCACTAAACTCTAGTGCTTTTACAGTGAATAGGTGTTCAACAAAGCAAAAATCATCTGAGTAGTGAGCTTTAACATCTTCTGCTGACTTAAAGAACCCATCGAGCATCTTCACTACTTGACAGTAGCACGTTTCCTGATTATTAATCAACACCCAACGATAGTATAGCGTGTTGTTCTCATGCAACCAACCAACGCCATCGCACAAACTGCAACGAATAGGCCCGATTGCATCATATCCGTGCTCTGCAAAGCCGTGATTGTAGAACCCCTCAATACCAGTACCAGAGCATTTGTAACACTCAATGTTCATTTCTTCTCCTTGTAATGTTCCAAGAACAACCCTACTTCTTCGACAGCACTCATCTGTGGGTTCATATTAGCAAGTTGTTTCAGTGTTGTGCAACCACAATCTGCAAGATATTCCTTGATATCCACTCCAAGATGCTTAGCAGCTCGCTTCAAATATTTAGTATCAGTGTTAGGAATATAACTGGCGGGCATACGCAGGCCATATTCTTTTGCCAATGAGCGATGGTAATTCTCATCTGCATAATTCTGACGAAGAGATTCACCAGCTTTCTTTTTCTCTTCACGTTTAGCTTTGGCCTTCTCAAGCATCAAAGCTCTGTCTTCTTGACTTATGTTTTTAAGGTAGTCTTTGTTCATATTCTCCTCCGTTCGCAAGTGTTTCGGGGTGAAACCGTAGCGTTGATTTACACCCCTATTTTTAACGCTAAAGATGGCCTTTCAGGTTATCTCAGACCCAATCTACAGACGTAATTGTATCGGCTACAGCAGGAACAATATCTTTTGTCTCTACATCTCCAGAAACAGGGTCTGTTACAGTGACACGGAAGAAATCTGCACCACCGTAGCTGCTTCCGTATCCTGTCCCATCTAGACGCTCCAGCACAGCAGAGTATTTATCAAAGACAGCCTTAAGTTCATTCAGAAACAAGCGCATCGCATTTAGCTCTGGTTCCTCCGTTCCATCTGTAATAGCTTGCAGAGCTTGCTCGACCCAACTGAGGACAGTACCCAGATTAACAAGAATTGCATCCATGGCGACATCCACATCGTCTGGAATTACAACACCCTCATCTTCTACCAAGCTGACTTTATCCATCATATCAAGCAGACCAGTACGCAGTGCTGTAGCATCAGCTTTAATTGAATTCAGTGTTTCAATTGTCATTCGTTTTCTCCTTTACTCGTTCTTCTATCATAGACCAAACCTTTTCATATTCTGGCCAATCATTCTCGACTACTACACAGTCTATAGTCGGTAATGCGTAACCATCTGGTCCGCTCACGTTCAGCAGCTCATTAAGCCTGCTCAATTGTTTGTCGTCCAGCTTCGATATCTTAAATACTACATACCGCATTTCTCGTTTAAAACTCATTTCAATTCCTCCAATGTCTTTTCAACAGGTGTTCCAACGATGTAGAGCCTCATTATGTCTGAGTATTCTTTCTGCGTCAAGGGGCGTTCAAGCTTTTCTTTTAGCTGCCTCAGATACCACTCCCACCCGCCTTCTGTGAGATGTTCTTTCATTGGATAAACACCTCGTAAACACATTGATCCGTGTAAGGGTCCCACCGAATAATGTCTTGTTCTACACTGGAACAGACACTCCACTTATCACCAAAATACGGATCATAACCATCGTAACAATTCACAACAGCTTCTTGATCCATCTCTTGCAGCTTTTCAATCAGTTCTTTCACTTTCATTTCAACCCACTCCTCTCCAGAAGGACTGCAATTGTCTCTTTCGTAAATTCACTGTCTGAATGGTGTCCAAACCATTCACAAGCGTTTACAACACCGAACTCACGAATCATATTCTCAAACACATCAGCAAAGCACTTAACCTCTACAGGAGGAATTGCTTTGGGTAGTCCGTAATCTTTCATTTCAACTCTCCTCTTTATTGAACAGCTAGGAGAAGAATACATCCCCTTACTCCTGCACGTCAAGCAATTTCTTTAAGAAAATTTATTTGTTTTGTGTGTTGACAGGAGGGGAGAGGTGGGGTTACTATTGGTCATCACTAGGTGATGTGAAAATCTTTCCTACACCATGTGAACAACGTTCCTACATTTATAGGAACAAATGACACAGTAGTAAGATAGAAAGAGAAAGATAGATTTAAGAAAGAGCTTTACTTATAGGAACAAAATTCCTATTCTTTTCTTTCTTGTATTTGGTTGTATCGGTGCTAGGCTTTTAGAGGTCGAAGACCGATATACATTTTGTTGGTGCAAGAAGCGAGAGCGAATTAGAAGAAAGATTGTTGTAGGAACAATTTTCCTATATTGTGTGAACAATGATCATACGGAGGTGTTATGAACCTAAAGCTACCATTCTTGGTACTACAGTGGATTGATGACAATAGAGGGGGTAAGACACGCAAAGCATTTATCGTAGATTGTTTAGTGATGTTGGTAAAAGAAAACAGGAAGCCTTAAAACTTTAATACTCAGGCTTACCGTAGAAAATCTAGTATGGAGGTAAGTATGCAAGAAATAGATGAACAGTTTTACAAATTCCCTAAAATGCTGATGATGGCAGATGCTTATGTGAGCAGGAAAACGGGAGAGATTGTTAGGTTGACAGACGCAGATAAGAATGTGTATGTTGTGATGAAAGCTCGTAACGAGTTCTTTGACAACCATTACGACAAGCAATCGGACATTGCAGAGATGTGTAACCTTACAGTCAGGAAGGCCGGAGGGGCCATCCGTGAATTTACAAAACACGGTATCATTGAGAGCAGTAAGGTTTATTCAGGCGGAGAGCACAAGAATCTCAAGTACACCAAGATTCATTGCTTGGAGCTTCTAAGGGGCGAGGGTGAAGGAGGTAAACGGAAACACATACCAATAGGCGTTCTCCCAGAGACAATCTGGCAGAAGGTTGAGAAGAGGGCTGTTATGCCTAAGGTAGTACAACAGAAGAGTATTTATACACCAGCACCAAACTGGGACGACGAAGAAGGATTACCATTTTAGGAGGATTTATGAGTTTTGATGTAGGAGATACAGTTTATGCCCTTAGGGTATTGGGTAGGTCTGCTTGCTGTGAGGCCCCGTCTATGCTTTTTGCCATGCGTGGGGATGAGCTAGAAATTTTGAAAGTGCATGAACCAAAACCTTATGATAAAACCACATGGTATGAAGTTAGATTGAAGCGAGGGTCTGGTGAATTCTCTGTCACATTTGGCGACATCACAAAGATGAGGCATTTTGAATTTAACTACAGCGAGTTTCAAAAAGAACTTGACAAAGAAAGGGCAAGAGACTATGGAGGCTGGTAAAATAATGTGTTTCAGGAAGCGTTTTAATTGGCAAGGAGTTGTTCCCGTTGGTTTGAAATATTTTAATTGTGGAGAGCTTGTCAAAGAGAAGATTTGTGTGTAGGATGTAGTCATCAAATTGTTCTGGAGGTTTTTAGCGTGAAACAGAAGATTTACTTGATGAAGAATGACTTTGGTTTGCATAAAATCGGTATCAGTTTGAATCCGAAAAAGCGTGCTATGGAGAGGAAGATTAGGAAGAGCTACAAACCACTTCGCAATCTTGCAAAGCTAGCAGTATTGATTGCTATGAACAGTCCCGACTATCCAAACGCAATGTCAGCTTTGACAAACAAGATTAATGAGGACCGCAAGCGGCCAGAGAAGCAGCAGAAGTTTTATGGGATTGATGGTGTTGTCCCCGTTGGTAAGGTGTTCGAGGCATTACAGAACCACAACGACTTGATCCGTGAAGTTTTCTTTTCAGACAAAGGTGTTGTGTTGCAAAAGTACGATAGTGATATTATGATGCGTGTAATCGAGATTGTTCTTCAGACAGGGAACAGTATTTTGTGCTACCATGACTCAGCCTTGGTGAAAGAATCAGCCAAAGAGATTCTGAGGGACGCTATGCGAGTGGCATGGAAAGAGATTCTTGGGGATGATACATTTTGCAGAATTGAGGAGAAGTAAATGAAACCAATTTCAGAAATGACAGACAACGAGTTTGATAAATATTTGAAGACGATCAAACCAACACTGCCTCCGTGGTGCAAGGATGGTGCAAAATGCTCACATTACTCTTCTGAGGGATTTGTTGATCGTAATGGAAATCGAGCTGTTGTGACAATTGCCCATTGGGTGGATAAGAAGGGGGAGAAGAAAGAGTCTGTTTCAACAGTAAAATGGGAGAAATAAAATGATTTTCAAAAAGAAATATAAGCGGACTGAGTGGATGAATGGGCTTTTGGAAGCTGAGGAACTAATAAAAGAAAAGCCAACATTCGTTGGAGGGGTTTCACATATACTCAGAGGCTGCACTGAATATGAGGATGGTGTGTACGATTATCTTGAGCATTACGAAGAAAATAAAGAAATTCTATCAAATGGGCTTGACAAATAGAATTTTCATGCTACTATCTCCCACATAACCAACAAAGAAGGAGGTCGCCATGAGCGATGATGTATGCCACGTTTGTGGCGATTTAAAAGACGAAGAAGGAAATTGCTACACTTGCTCTGATGAGCATATTGATTTGCGTAAAGATTTTGTGTGGGAATACGGACACGAGTCGATAACTCAAAAAGATACACAATTTAGGAAAATATTGCCATTTTATGAAGATTTTTAACATTTAAGTTAAATAATGCTTGACAATGAGCAATAATGTGATCTATAATGAACCCGAGTAAGACAGAAAACTTTCTGTACTTATCACGGCTGCGCAACAGCCGATAAAAACACGCAATAGAGACTCTTATAGCAAGTTACCTTTTAGCAGGGCTTGCGTGTCCCTGTTGCGGCTAACTGGTGACTTGACTATAGGAGTTTTAAAATTGCTAGCTTATACATCTACAGGATTACCCAAAATTATCGGAACAGGCGGTGAAGCGGAAGCTATTCTTCTCCACAGCGTGGAGAATTCTATGGGTTGTTGGTTATGGACGGGCCGCCGACACAACTGTGGCTACGGTCAGATAAAAGTAGATTTGAGAGATAAGATGGTTCATAGGGTTTCTTATGAAGCTTTTATTGGACCAATCCCAGAAGGTCTCTTGATTCGACATCGTTGTCACGAAAAGCTTTGCTGTAACCCTCTTCACCTCGAACCGGGCACAGACCGCGATAATTGGTTGGACATGCTCGTAGATGGCCACACAAGACTTATTGAACAAAATGGTTCTGATAATCTTATGGCTAAGCTTACAGAAGAGCAAGTTTACGAGATCAGGGAAAGATTTAAGACTGGTAAAATATTAAGCAAAGAGCTTGCAGAGGAATACGGTGTAGCACGTCGAGCTATAGAACGGACAATATGCGGAACAGCATATTCTTGTTACACCAAAATTCCTCCTTACGATTGGCGAGATTTGGATGTTGAAATGTTCCATGATCGGCTTACAAGGAAAGGCAAAGCCGTTATTGAGAAAATGCTTCTTGATGGACTCTCCAGAAAAGAGATTCTGAACAAGACAAATTTCACACCTAAAATGATTTACAAAGTTGCTAATCAAGATTATAAGGATTTATAATGACTAATGAAGTAAACTCTAGAGATATCCCAGATAAGTTGGGCAGGACCGGAGCAGCGAAAGGTGGGAGAAAACCTGGGACAAAATCGAGCCGTACACCACGCCAGCGCAAGCTCGCAGAGGTGTTGAATAAACTCTCTCCTGTAGTAGCTAAAGCCCTTGCCAAAGCTGAAGCAATTCTGGATGCTGATCTTGAAAAGAGTGGTGTAAGCGCTACAGTGCAGTTGCAAGCAGCTAAGCTCGTTATTGATAAAGCTATCGAGCTTACAAACGAATGCTACAAGCCTGACACAGCTTCAGGTGAAGCTCCACAAGATGACGATGGTGAAGAAGAGACAGGAGCTGTTTTGAGTTTCACTGTTGTTGATGGGAAGAAGTGATTCTTAGCAGAATCCTTTCCTGAAGAAATAAAAGATTCCTAAGCTTGGTTGGAAACAAGCCGATTTGATTTCTCGTTATTGAAATTAGTGTGTGCTAAATGCCGACCCGCACTTTAAATCCAGACTCGGCGTGGCGTATGGCGCTAGTGAAAGCTACTTTAGTGCTTGTGAAGGGTGCGCAACTACCTTGCCCACTTTAGATGTATGGTTGAGGGACTGTAGTATGACGGCTCGGGAATGACGCATAGGCTCTGGTGGCGATCATTCCAATTTATTCTTAGTAGGTGAGACATGGAAGACCCAATAGATTATTGCACAATGTTCCCAGATAAAATCTTCTCTTGGGATATTTCTTATTGCTGTAAAGCACATGATCTTGCCTACACCCTTCAAGCTCCAAGACGCGAAGCCGATCTTGAGCTATTCAAATGTGTTTCTGACAGCCAGCCATATCTTGCATTCCCAGCTTTGATGTTGGGGTGTATTATGTACCTCGGTGTCCGAGCATTTGGAAAGTATTTTTATAACAAAGCTGCAAACTAATTTCTCCTAGCAACCTTCCTCCTCATTCGGTTGCTTCTCCTCCCCACAAAGAGTGTCTGGAACTTTTCCTGTCAGACATTCCAGTGGGTCTTCACATGAGCTTGGCATGGCATCGAAAGATGCTCCTCCTCCGACGAGCTTGCAGCCCTCGTTCCAAGCAGGCTGCTCCCTAACATTTTCTAATACGTTTCTACAGGAGGAGCGTATCAAAAAGTGTTAAACTAAACACACTTATTTTTAGGAGATACGAATATGACAAAGAAAAAAGAAGAGAATGTTGAAAACAACATTGTCAATGAATATGAAATCCAGCTTGGCCCTGTAGACCATCTCGGACACAAGTGGGCAGAGAATCTTATTAAATACACCAAGCTTGGTGCTGAAGTTAAAAAAGGTTCTTTGATTAAAGCTACATTCCCCCATCACGTATGGCTCACTATCTCTACAAGCGAAGTGCTGAAGAATGAGCCGGGTGTTCAAGTGTTTCGTATCAATGAGACATTTACTAAAGAACAGCTTGAGGTGATGGAGTGGTCGGAATTTCGGGATGCTTGTCAATCTAAGAAGATTCGCGGGCGTAAGCGTGACGATATGATGCGTGCTTATCTGAAAGCTACAGGTCAAGACCCAGACGCTATTTCTAAGAACAAGCTTGTCCCTAAGGGTGGGTTTGTTGAAGAGGAAGAAGCCGCAGAAGTAGTTACAGAAGAAGAAAAACAAGAGACAACCTCTCCTGAAGAATCTTCTACAGAAGAAAAGAAAGAAGACGAATAAATATTTTCTCCCCTCAAGGTAGACGCCCATGATTATATCAGGAAAACTTCTTACACCTACAGGGGAGCCTCTTGCAGGCGCAAGACTTCGCCTGACAGCAACAGCAACATTCCCAGAAGTTCTCAAGTTCTCAACACAAGAAGTAGTGGTTGACCAGCTTGGTGAATATAGCATTGATGTCCCCGTTGGTCGATATCGTGTAGATGTGTGGGAAAAGTCAAGTCGTGGCTTTGTAAACGTTGGAATCATTGAAGTTAGTAGCTCCACTACAGCCTCCGATATCAACACCCTTCTTATGGTGAATCAGACAAGCATTCCTCGTGATCCTCTGTTGGGTGTTATTGAAGGATTAGTTGAGTCTGCACAAGAAGCCGCTTCCGAAGTATCCTCTGCAATGCAAGAGCTTGATACACGGGTTAATACAGAAATTACAGAAGCTCTAGATGGATTTACTCCTCGTGACGGCGTAGATGGCATCAACGGCACTGATGGACGTGATGGTGCTGATGGCATTACCCCTGTTCTCTCTATTGGCACTGTTGTAGAAGGTGAGACAGCAAGCGCCACACTCACAGGAACCACTGAACAGCCAGTAATCAACTTGGTTCTTCCAAGGGGTCCGAAAGGTGATGTTGGTGAACAGGGTATTCAGGGACCACAAGGACTCCCCGGAGAAGCTGGTACGGGCGTTGCTAAAGCCCGTACAAACATCCTCACGAAGGGTTTGTTTGGACGTTACAATGGCTTTACAACAAGCTCTGATTGGACAACAAACATTGTCATGGAGCTTGAATCAGATTTTACAGCCTTGCGAATCGGCATTCCTAATGCATTGCCTACGCAGGTGAATGGTATTCGAGTGAGCGTAGGAGTTCTTGCAGCAGCTGTCCCTCAGGCTTGGTTGGTAGATATCAACCCCACTGGTGGATGGGTGGATGCTACATTCGAGGGGGCCTCCTCTCTGAATGCTCCAGCTCGTATTGCAGCAGATAGATATAGTCTTCCTCTTACAGATTGGCTGAACATCAGAAGCATTCCTCGTACAGACGGCGGTATTCGTCCTCTGATCATTATGCGGATCGAATATCCAAATGGAAGCTTGCCCTCTGTTCCCTATCTTGGAACAAGCAACTGGCGGCAAGCCACAACACCACGAGTAATGAAGACATCTGTTCAGACAGTGCTTGGTGTTACTAACAAAGCTGCATACACTCAGACAACAAACACAGAAGGCTCTGTCGTTGTCCCTGTAGTGCAATACATTAGTAAGAAGAAAGGTCGTCAGGGATTTATTAGCGGAGACTCCACGAAAGAGGGAGTTGGTGGCAACCCTAACGGTTATGGCGCTGTTCAGATGGCTTCCTATGAACTGTCCACACCCGACAATCCAATTGAGTATTTCAACGCAGGATTGCACGCACAAGGCCCAGCAGTTTATAGCAAACGTCTTGCTGATATGGGAAGCTTTGTAAAACCAACGTTCGTTACATATTCCCCTTACAGCGTTAACGATACTGCTGTTGGTGGTCTTACGGACGACCAGATTGGACGCATTTATACAAGCCTTGCAGACTTTATGAACGAAATGCGTAATCATCCCAATGCCACATTGATCCTTACAGAGCCTCTTCCCAATAACCCTGCTTTCAGGGATACAGGAGCTGGAGATCAGAAGCGTAGGGATTTGATTGCAGATTTGGCTACATTTGATGTGATTGTTGCAGAGGGCTATGCCGCTGCTTTGAGTGGGGCACAAGATACTGATGGACAAACTTTGATTGCCTCTGGGCTAACTACAGATAATGTCCATCCTAATTTGGCAGGATATCAAGCCCTCGCACAAATAATTAAGCCAATTGTAGAAAATCTTTAAAATAACAGTTGACGTAGAGAGAAGCTACAGCTTATAATTAGCACATAGCTTGAAAGAAAGCTTTCGGGGCTTGTCGGGAGACATTCCCCATTTTATTTAAGTATGCTCCAACAATACGCTGTTCAATGAACGGCCTCTGTTGTAATAATCTTGACGATCCGTAAGGCTGGCTATAGAGTTGTAGAAATACGGCTACGCCAGCAGGGCGTCATCTTTATTTAGGAGATTTGTTTTATGGATTATAGAAAGATTTACGACGCCTTGGTAGAAAAGGCTAAACCTCGTGGCTTAGACAAAAGCCAGCATGAAGGCTATTTTGAAATTCACCACATCGTGCCTCGTTGTATGGGCGGCTCTAACGCCAAAGAGAACCTTGTGATGTTTACAGCTAGGGAGCACTTTATTGCTCACATGCTTCTATGGAAGGCTTTTCCCCAAGAACCTAGTTTGCAACGCGCTGCTTGGATTATGAGTGCTCGTGGTATATGTAAGGTAAATTCTAAGTTATATGCTTCCGTCAAAGCTGCTCAAAGTCTCACCGTGTCCGAGCAGATGAAAGGTAAGCTTTTCAAAGATTTGACAGGTAATAGATACGAACGTCTTGTAGTAGTAAACATAGCCACTCCTTATGTAAGCCCTCAGGGATTATCTTATACACGATGGGAGTGTGAGTGTGATTGCGGGAATAAAACTGTTGTTCACGCCAGTTCACTCTCGTCCGGAACTACTAGAAGCTGCGGGTGTTTGGCTTATGAGGTTCGTAAGTCGTATGCCGGGAAGACTTATGACGAAGAAACTAAGAAACGTTTCCGATATCTATGTGGTGCAGAACATCCGTCGTATGGTAAGAAGTATAGCCCCGAACGTGTAGAGAAAGCACGCTTAGGGCGGTTAGGGTATAAACCAACAGAAGAAACCCTTAGACGTATAAGTGAGTCTAAGAGCGGGGAAAGACACCCTAACTTCGGAAAAAAGTTACCAGAAGCAACTTGCTTGAAAATCTCAAAAGCAAACAAAGCAAAAAATCTTCAGCCTTGGGAAGTATCTCGAAATCTATCAGACAATGGACAGTCGAAGTGGTTTCTTGCCGATTACTACCACAGTATTTGGGAATTCTTTGATAAACCTTCTGCAAAGAAGTTTACAAAAATTTATAATGAAATTCACAACGACGACATTCGATATGGCTCAATAGCTGCAATGATATATAAATTTGCAGATGGATGGGTTCCTACTCACGACCCCAAGTGGGTAGATTTCAGTGAAAAATTTTTGGAGGGGGGATGTCTAAGACAATAATCTCTCCCTGTAGTAAACCTCAAGAGCTGTTCTTGACGCTTAGAGATGGGACAGGGAAGAGAAGTAAGTATGCAACAGAGGATGGTGAAGAAGTAGATATCATCTTTTACGGGGGTCAGGCTGGCGGTGGAAAGTCATTCGCTAGCCTTATGCACCACCTAAAATATATTCACATTCCTTATTATAAAGGTTTGACTATTCGTCGGACAACCCCGATGTTGACCAAACCCGGAGCAATTTGGGATGAAGCCAAGGCTCTTTATAAAGAAGTAGATCGTTCTGCTAAGATTCGATTGAAAGATATGAAGATTACTCTTGGTCCTGTCAAAGAAGTAGAGAGAAAGGCAGAGATTTCTTTTACACACTTTGAACGTGTAGATGATACGGACAATTTTCAAGGCTCACAAATTTCCTCGTGTGTCCTAGATGAGTTGTGCCAGTTCGAGGAGTCTCAGTTCCTCTATATTCTCTCTCGTTTGCGTACAAAGGCCGACATGAAGCCCGTCGCCCGTGCGACGATGAACCCCCTTCCTGACTCGTGGGTTAGGAAATGGATAGACTGGTATCTGTACCCGGCCGGGCATGAGTTCTTTGGTCGTCCTGATCCAGACAAGCAGGGTAAAGTTCGTTGGTTCATTCGTATTGATAACGAAATGATTTGGGCTGACACACGAGACGAACTTTTCGAGAAGTACGGAAGAAAAGATGAAGATGGAAATCTTCTTCCTGACTCACACCAGAAGCAAATCAAACCACTTTCGTTTGCGATGATTTCTGCCTCGGTATATGACAACCCATACATCGAAGACAGTTATATTGCTTTTCTTGAAGGGCTTGGTCGCATCGAGAAAGAAATCCTCCTTTACGGCAACTGGGAGGCCCGAGCCGCTGGTGAAGGTCTTGTCAGACGCGAAGCATTTAAAGAAGCTGACAGCCCCCCGCCGTGGAACGAGATTGTAAAGACAGTTAGAGCATATGACTTTGCTTCTACTAAGAAGACAAAGGATATGACTTACGACCCCGACTACTTTGCATCTATTAAAATGAGTAAGTTGAAAAATGGTGATTATTTCATTCACGACGTTCAACGAACTCGGATTGGTGTTGAAGAATGGGCTAAGTTCATTCTTGAAAACGCAGAGCGTGATGGTAGAAGCGTTGACATTATCATTCCTCTTGACCCCGGAGCTAGTGCAAGATTTGCAAACTCTCAAATCAAGAAAGAAATTATCAGTCAAGGATACGTTGTTCGTGAAATGAAGGCAAGCGGGGACAAGCTTAATCGCTTCCGTCCTGTTGCTGCTTTTATTAATAACGGGTTTATGCATATTCTCAAAGACTGCGGCACTGATTTTGAGAATGGGGTATATGACGATCTGACATTCTTCTACAACGAAGTGGAGAACTTCACGGGACAGCGCAAGTCGGGTAAAAACGGCCACGATGATGTCGTCGATACGCTAAGCGACTGTTTCGCTGCCCTAGCGTCTAGGATACATATACCAAACTTCTCAGCAGGACTTCTATCTACAAACCTCAAATCTAACAACCCATTTTCCAACATACAAGGAGGCTAATGAATGGCTGACGAACAAGATGCCTCCGTTGCGGAGAGTGTTGAAGATGTGCAGCTTGAGCAAGGGGATAATGAGATTCCAAGCATCTCTTTCAGAGAGACAGGTTATAATGGAATCCTGAGTCTTAACGGACAAATCATGGAAGATTGCAGCCATGAACTTCGTTGGCCTCAAGCGATAGAAACATACAAGAAGATGGCTAAGGATGCTGCTATCAGTCCTGCTCTTGAACTTGTTGAAACCATGATTGCACGAGTTCCTTGGGATGTCAAGATTCCTGAAGGATATGAGGAGGAACTTGCCGATAAAGCCAATTATCTCAAGCAAGTGATGGTGGACATGGATCATGACTGGCAAAGCATGATTAAACAAGCTGCCACGTTTAACCGATATGGTTTCTCTGTTCTTGAGATTGTTCTTCGATATCGCCGTAAAGAAAATGGTTCTAAGTTTAACGATGGTCTTGTAGGGGTCAAGAAACTTCCTATTCGCGCTCAAGACACTATTGACGGTTGGTATTGGAAGAACAGTGGACGAGAGCTTGCAGGACTTGTCCAACGAGTTGTAGTTCCAGACGGAGCAAACCCCTCGCATGGATGGGACTTTGTAAATGCTTCTGCTGAGAATGTACAGGGCGGAGTTAAACGAATCCCTCGTAAAAAGTTCCTTTTGTTCCGCAATAATCCGCTGAAAGATTCACCCTGCGGAGTTAGTAGTTTGAATGGGGCATGGTTGGCTTGGAAGTTTAAGACAGCTTTTCAGGAATCAGAGGCCTTGTCCTGTGCCCAAGATGTGAATGGCTTTAAGGTGTTGTATCTGCCACCTCAGTATATGGCATCCGATGCTTCTGACGAGAACAAAGCTGTCTTTGCTGAGTATCAGAAGGCAATGGCTAATATGCACCAAGCTAAGCAATCCGGGTTGATTCTTCCTTTGTTGCTAGATGAAACTGGCAAGCGGATGTTTGATTTTGAAGTAATGAGTATTACGGGGCAAAAGGCCCATGATACAGACAAAATCATCAATCGCTACACCCGAGAGATTCTGACTTGTTTGTTTGCTGACTTCTTGGCTCTTGGTCAACAAGGTGGTGGCTCATTCGCCCTTGGTGAAACAAAAGTTAGCATCATTGAGATGGGTATTCAAGCCAAGCTTGACGAAATCAAGAATCAGCTCAATCACCAACTTGTACGAACCTTGTTTGAACAGAATGGCTGGGATACAACCATCATGCCAGAATTCACTTACGGAAATGTAAGTAAAGAATCTCTGGATGAGGTGAGTAAGTTTATTCAACGTACTGCTGCTGTTTCTACATTCCCACGTAATCGAGACACAATCAACTGGGTGATGAAGCAAGCCGACATCCCTTATCGTGTTCCAGATACTATGAGTCAAGAAGAGCTTGATGAAGCCCTTGGGAACATGACTTCAAGAAGTGGTGATGGGCTTGAGTCTGGAATGCCGGGGGGTACTGGAGACGCAAGCGGTGGTTCGGGTGATAGTTCGATTTCTAATGCGGAGAATACCTAGTGGAGATTCCAGAAGATATAGATATTTGTCTTCCTTTGCAGTCTTCACTGGCGGTTCCGTATATAAGGTATAGATACTACGTATACGCATTATTTAAGAAGGAAGATGTCAATCCATTCTATGTTGGTAAAGGGATAAACAACCGCATAAACCAACATTTTATGGAGTCTTCCCTTAAGAGGGAGACGAATCGTAAAAGCAAGACAATTAGGAAACATGCTAATTCTATTCGGAGGGAAATACTCTGCTACTTCGACACCGAGTCCGCAGCGTTTGATTTTGAAGAGTATCTAATATCTTACTACAAACTTGTAGGTGACGGCGGTTGCTTATTTAATGTAGCTAAGTCTAGACATGACATTCCTGAAACGTCTAAGAAAGCTATCTCAGAAAAGAAAACGTCTAGGCAGATTGTTTACTCTGAGGAAGACGTGTTGACACTATACCGAAACTACTTTGAAAAGAGACAAACTCTGAGGGAATGTGTACAAGGTACAAGAATTCCCAGACGATACTCTTCTGCAATATCTCGTGGAGAGAGGTTCAAAGGTCTTTATCGTAAATATATAGAGCCGGGGTTGGTGAAAAACCTAAGGAAGCCGGAAGATAATCTAATCAGAAAAGACCCTGAAAATCAGAAAGTCTCGGATGAAGAGATTATTGAAATTTTTGACTTAGTTTGCAGCCAAAAGCTCACTCTCAAAGAAGTCTGCGAAGAACGAGACTACTCTGCTACTTGGTTGGGTAAGGTCTTCATAGGCCTCGACCGTAAGTATCTTAAATTGGACTATGACCTCTACAAGTCTCTTCCGAAAGGAAGACACGTTGCGAGGGAGAGGGCTTATTTGCTGTTTAAAGAGCATTACCCTGAAAAGACAACAGACCCTGCTGAGTTAGTGGGGGTGGTTGGAAGGTCCAAATCTGTAATTAATAGGTATATTCTGCGATATAAACAAGAGAAGGAGGCCTCAGATGGCTCGTGAAATCTTGAGGCTTGCACAGTCTCTTTACAATAAACCACACCTTGTTACAGGCGGCTATCTAAATAGCGTGGTTGAATACCTAGAAGATCGTAACAGCGGTAAGGTTGAGCTTGCTGTTAATGAGACCTTAACTGGAAGAGTCAGGGAGCTTAATTACAACCCAGACACTAAGATTGGATGGGTTAGCATGGAAGGCCCACTCACTTACATCCAGTATGAGGGGCTTTGTGGTCCTTCTGGTCCCAGTTATCAAACCATCCGCGATGAAGTTAAGCAGATGCTTTCCTCTGGCGCTAAGTTTATTGTTCTAGACCAAGACTCGCCCGGTGGTGAAGCATACCAAGCTTTTGAGACTGCGAAGTTTGTTCGTCAAGAAGCTGACAAATATGGTGCAAAAGTTATTGCATATGTTGACGGGCTGTCGGCATCGGCCTCATACGTCTTCAGCTCTATTGCTGATGAAGTGATTATGAACCCCCAAGCTGAGGTTGGAAGTATTGGTGTGGTTGTAAAGCTTCGTAATATGAATGAAGCCATGAAAAAAGCCGGTGTAGAAGATACCTACATCTATGCGGGTGATTCAAAAGTGCCGTTTGATGCTGACGGTAAATTTACCCCAGAATTTCTTGATGATATTCAAGAAAAAGTGAACGCTCTCTACGTTGAGTTTGCTCAGCATGTCTCGACAATGAGAGGTATTAGTTATGAGTCTGTTGTGGCCACTCAAGCTAAAACCTTTATGGCTGACCAAGCTATCCAACTTGGTTTGGCTGATAAGAAAATGACTCTCTCTGAATTTGCCGAGTATTTGGCAGATATCTCTCAATCAGGAGGCAACATGCCGATTGGCAACCTTTTCAAGCAAACTAAAAACGAGGTGAATCCTACTATGTCTGTAAATATGGCAAAACTGGAAGAGCTGCAAACTCAGCTTTCCCAATATGAAGCACAACTCTCCACCCTGCAAGCATCCCTTGAAGAAATGGGCGGTGTTAAGGCTGCTCTTGAAGCTGCTCTGGGTGAAAAAGAAACCGCTCTGGCTGATGCTCAAGCTCTGGTTGCAAAACTGGAAGAAGAGAAAGTAGAGCAGAAATTGCAAGCTCGTAAAGACAAGCTGGCTGCTGTCACTTCCGCTGACCAAGTAGAAGCTCTGGTTGCTTCCCTGTCTTCTCTGGACGACGCTGCATTCTCCACTGTTGTAGGCGCTATGGCTGTTCAAGCTAAAGCTGTTGAAAACAGTGAGATGTTCACCGAGGTCGGTGACCAAGGCGTAGAGGCTTCTGTTGAAGATGTCGCTGCTCCGAAAACTTCCACCACTGATGCGCTGATTCAAGCCCGTCTTCAAAACCGTTAATTTAAAGGAAATATAAATATGCCTTTCGTAGATATGCCGTACTCCAAGCGCCTGTCCGACCTCGTTGTTCACGAAATTGATCCGAGTGTTGGTTATGGCCGTAAATGTGTAAACGTCACTCCTCCTGCTGGTGGCGCTGCTGTTGAAATCGGCACCGTTGTTTACCGTGCCAAGGGCACTGACCCTGAAGGCGCTTATGCCGTTCTGAGTGCTGCTGCTCAAATCGCAGAGACCAATGAGTTTGCTGTTATTTACGGCGACCATTACAGCTTTAACCCTTCGTTCGTTCCGCGTGCTATTGCTGCTGGTCAGTACAACGCTGTTGGTTTTGTTGGTCATTCTGGTGGCCTGCAACTGAAAGAATACTACATTCGCCAGTTCGCTGACACCCTCGGAACCCCGCTTACCGATGCTCAGTTTGCTTCCCTGAAAGAAGTGCTGGAAAAGCAAGGTATCGTGGTTCTGGAAACCAAGTAATCGGCATATTTTGCCACGTTATTAATTAAATAAAGGAAAGTTAAAATATGCCTCTCGTAATTAACCCGAATGACCGCACTAAGGTAGTTGACCGTACCGACAGCCTGATTCAAATCCCGAACACTGTAGGTATCACCAACGCCCTTGGTCTGTTCACTCCGACCTTCTCCAGCCAGAAGACTGTTGAAATCACCCGCACCAAGCGTGGCTCCACTCTGCTGGAAGACCGCAACTGGGATGAGCGTAACCAAACTATCGCTGGTCGTCAACGCGACTCGCTGCTGCTCAAGATTCCGCACTTCCCGGCAGATGACGCTATCACCCCGAACGACATCGACGGTATTGTTTCTGCTAACTCTATGGCTGAAGCCGCTGAGCTGGAAAGCGTTGCTAATGTCCGTGCTGACAAGATGTTTGACCTGCGTGAAGCTCATGGCCTGACCCTTGAAGCCGCTCGTATGCAGCTTATCACTGCCGGTACTGTTTATGCTCCGAACGGCACTGTATCGACCAACTACTACACTGAGTTTGGTATTACTCGTGAAGAGATTGGTGTTGATCTGGCAGCTTCGGTTGACCCGCGTGCTGACTTCGCTGATGCCAAGAAAGCTGTTCGTGCTGGTCTGACTGGCGGTCAAGCTGGTACCATCCGTCGCTTCGTTGTTCTAGCCTCGGACAGCTTCTTTAACGCCCTGCTGCTGAACCCCTATGTTACCGATGCAATGAAGTCGGAGCGTAGCACTCAGTCTCTGGACGTTCTGCTTGGTGCTCCGCAAGCTCTGGCTCAGGATGCTCGCTTTGAGTATGTTGACCTGTTCGGTATCACCTTCATCAACGCTGGCGCTGCTGGCTATGAAGATGCTGATGGCGACTTCGTTCCGTTCGTACCGGAAGGTGACGCATACATGATGCCGGTTGGTGTTCGTGATATGTTCAAAACCTACTTCGCTCCTGCTAACCGTTTTGGCACTATCAACCGCCGTGCTCAGGGTAGCTACTGGTTCGAGTACATGAACGAGAAAGATGACATCATCGAGATTATGACTGAGCAAAACTTCCTGAACGCTCTGCTGAATCCGGGTGCTATCGTTCGTCTGTTCCTCAGCGTATAAGCATAATAAATAAGGAGGCTTGAAATATAGCCTCCTATATTTAGGAGATTCCTATGGATGTTGAAATTAAAGCCGGTTGGATTTATGCAGTTCGCCAGCTTGCTGCTGGTCTGGATGTATCCACTAAGGCAGAAGTAGTTGCTCTTGAGCCTATTGCTGATCCGGCTACGGCCACTGCTGAAGATGTTGCTACCCTTCTGAACGAAGTAGTTGCTGCTCTCAAGGCTTAAAGATTACAGGGCAAGCCAATAGGTTTTGCCCCTTGCTAAATCTCTTAGTTGTCGGGTAAAATAGTAAGATCAATTAAACATGAGGAGATTATTATGCAACACCCAATCTACGAGACTTGGCCCTATAAGAAAGTTCTTCCTGAACACGTACCAGAGTTGATAGCTAGGTATGAGGGAGGAGAATCGGCAAGAAAGATTTCTCTAGATATGCCATTTGCCGAAGATGTTGCTTTGAAAGTTCTCAGGGATTTTGGCGTGGTTATCAAAACCCGTAAAGAGGTTCGTTTCTCAGAAGGCTGCACACTCAACCGAGAGGCATTCTGCGACTTCAACGACCCGGCAACCGCTTACTTTGTTGGATGGTTGCTGACGGACGGTAATATCAAAAAGACCAAATATGGTATGTCTGTCTCTCTGGAATTAAGCACAAAAGATCGTAAAGTCTTAGAGAGCCTTGCAAGCTATTTGAATCTAGGTGAAGGTCGTATTCGTGATCGTTCTAGATTTGATAGCAGAACAGGTAATACATACTACACAAGCAGTATTGCATTTTCTTATGACCCTATTAACGAGAGGTTAATTTCTTTAGGTATATCTGAGAGAAAATCTACAAAAGAAATCGCCCCAGATGCACTTCTGCACAATCGGGATTTTTGGCGCGGTGTGTTGGAGGGTGATGGATACCTCTCAAAGCTAGATTCTTGTACAAAAATGCAAATCTGTGGAAGTGAAACTCTCTGTCACCAGTGGTTTGACTACTGTAAGAGTGTTGTTCCAGACATGCACATGACTATTAGTCATGGTCGTAACGGATTATTTCACACATATTCCGGACGATTTGAAGAATGTAAATCTGTTCTTGATAGTTTATACCTCGGAGTACCAGAACACTTGAGGTTAGAAAGAAAATATAATCTTTACGTAGGAAGGTATTACGATGGCATTGACCCCAATTGAACAAGTGAGGTTTTTAATAGGCTTAGGGCCTAATTCCCCATTTGATGATTTTGTCACCGATGAGGAAATTGAATGGGCGCTGGAAACTAAGAATGGAGACATTCTTCAGGCTGCTAAGATTGTTGCAATTTCCCTTTCGATGCAACTCTCAGGTGTACCGACGCGAGAGAGGACTGCCGACATTGAAGTGTGGAACTCTATCTCCACCAGTTACCTGAAAGCACTCGATTACTTCATTAAGAACCCAGACATCTCCATCCCCGGTGGTTTGTTCCCTTGGTTTGGGAGTAAAGATTCTTGTTCCAAGCTCCTCAACATTTCTGTCTGTGACCATGAAGACTCCTGTGGTTGTCAAGGTTGTAACGCAAAAGGTTCGGTCTTCTAAGGAGAGATTATGCTACGCCCTCAGTTTCTCCTTACAAAGAAAATTCCTTTGACAATCTACAGAAAAGAAAAAGGTTCTTACGTTCGTGGTGTTTGGGTTGATGGTTCTGAGGTTGAAGTGGTTGTTGAAGTAAATATTCAACCCGTCAAGCCTTCTGAAGTTCAAATGATGCCTGAATCTGATCGCACTCGTGAGTGGTACAAAGTGTATTCCGCTGATCTTCTTCGCACTAAACAAGAAGGAGATAATGGGTGGGATGCCGACCAATTTGAGTGGCAAGGTCATCGCTACGAAGTGATGAAAGTCCAGAATTATGCGATGGGTACGTTGGACCACTGGAAAGCGTGGGCGGCTAGGATTTCTGTAACTCCAAATTGAGGTGTGTATGATTAAGACTGGTTATACCGCCGATACAAAAGAGTGGAAACGAATCAAAAGACAGCTTCTTGCTTCAAACAAAAAGAGTTTGCAGATTGGCTGGTTTAATGGAGATTTGCATTCTCAGGCTGAAGAGAGTGGTCCACCAATCCCACTAGCTCAATTAGCTTTGTGGTTACACAACGGAACAGTGAATATGAGAGGGGCTACAATCCCGCCTCGTATGTTCATCACTGAAGGCTTCATGGTGTACTTAAAGAATAGACCAATCTTTGAGAACGCTTTGAAAAGACGCCTTCCTTTGGTTATTGAAGGGAGGATGAGTTGGGAACAGCTTTATGCTTCTCTTGGTGACGAGATGGTTGAGTTGCTTCAGATGGTGATGGACTCATGGTCATACCCACCGAATGCTCCTCTTACTATTGACCTCAAAGGTCGTGATGACCCTCTAGACAAAACAGGAGAACTTATCTCCAAAGTTAAATGGCGTATCGGAGATAAGGAGTTTGTTTAATGTCTGTCTACAGTCAAGTCAGAGACGCATTGTTCGATGGCTCTGATGCTCTAATAAAAAGAACAGAATACACCCCACAGATTATCTTTAGTCACGGTAATGGCTTAGAACCAACTAATGACTACATCGTGATTAACATTCTTGGACTTGAACAAACGGGAAGAGTTTACAACTCATCTTTGACAGATGGGATTGTGGGGCCGACAGGTCTTAAGTCACACTTCCAAAGCTTCCACGAAGCTCGTGTTCAGTTCAGTTTTTACGGTAGCAACTCTGGAGATATTGCTGATGTATTCCATCGGTATATCACCAACTACACAATGACTCGTGATGACTGGTGTAGGTTTGGGTTGGCCCCTAATAGAAAAACACAAGTCGTATACAACCCTCAGTTGAGGGACACACAGTGGGTTGATGCTTTTAACTTCACTGTTACCTTTGCTTATGGCGTGCATGAATCTAAAGAAGTTGATTGGGTTGAGCATGTTACAATCAATACAAATGGTAGGTCTTCTACTATTCCACCAGTGGCTTAAATCGCCTTATTAAATAACACAAGAGGATACGCAATTGGCAGCAATTGACTCTTTTGTTGAAGTGTTTATTACTAAGAACACTCAACAGATTGATATTACATCTTTCAGTATTCCAATGATTCTTTCTGCCCACGGCCAGTTCCCAGAGCGTGCTCGTGTGTACAATAGCCTCACTGGTGTAGCTGAAGATTTTGGAACTACTTCCACCACCTACATTATGGCTCAACGTCTGTTTGGTCAAGAGCTTGTTTTCCCGCAGATTGTTATTGGCCGTAAAGATGTTGACCATGACACTGTTACCGTTATTGCAGAAGATGCAACTGTTTACTCCCTGACCATTGATGGTGAGACTTACAGCTACACTTCTGGTCCAGCAGATACTGAAATTACTATCCTCACTGCATTGCGTGATCTGCTTGCAGAAGATGGCGTTGTTGCTGTTCTGAATGCAGATGGTGATGAGCTTGCCGTTTACTCCGAAGCTGTAGTAACTGGTAACTCCGATGTAGCTGTTGTTTCCACCGCAGCAACTGAATCTTACAGCGACGCACTCTTTGCTGTTCAAGAAGAGAATGACGATTTCTACGCTGTTGTAATTGACAGTCACGATGCAGCCGAAGTTCTTGCCTTTGCTCAGACTATTGAAGGCATGACCAAAATCTTTGGTACTTCTACTTCTGACCGTCAAGTGCTTTCTGCTGCTTCCACCACTGACATTGGTTTTCAGCTTTATGATCTGAATCTTGACCGAACCTTTGTTATTTGGTCTGCTACTGCTGATACTCAATATCCAGAAGCTGCTTGGTTGCACCAGATGCTTGAAGTTCCGGGTAGCAATACTTGGGCACTGAAAGAACTTGCTCTTGTCACTGTTAGTCGTCTCTCTGAGACTGAAGTTAACGTACTCAACAGTAAGAATGTCAACTACTTCCGCCGTGTTAAAGGTGCTGCCATTATTATGAATGGTCAGATGGCGGGAGGTGAGTTCATTGACGCGACGGTATTCCTCGACTGGTGGAAGGCTCGTGTTCAGGAAGCGGTGTTCTTCCGCATGATTAACAGCCGCAAGATTCCGTATACCCAGCAAGGTGCAACTTTGATCGAGGCAGAGATTCGTAACATCAACGCCCAAGGTATTGCTAACGGCGGTATTGCTGACACTCCTGCACCAACTGTTCAATCCCCGAATGTTCTGGCAATTCCAGAAATGATTCGTGCTACTCGCGTGATGGGCGATTTCATTGTCACGTTTCGTTTGGCAGGTGCTGTCCATAAGGTCAGTGCTATTCGTGCAACCGTTTCTGTTTAAGGAGAAGTAAATGTCTGCAAATATTCTTTCTACCTACTTCCCTGAAGCAGTTAGTATTGTTCTTGGTAATGATAACTTCAGTCATGTCGTAAGTGGCGTTGCTGAAGGCACTTTCATTACTATTGCTCGTGAAACCCCGGCTACCCAGTTGGTGATTGGTGGTGACATGAGCGCCATGCGTGTTCGTCGTAAGAACCGTGCCTCTACTGTCACTGTCACCCTGATGCAAGGTAGTGACTCGAATGACGTTTTCAGTCAGATTCTGAAGAACGATGAAGATGCAATGAACAACGATTGGCTGTTCCATCTTACCATCAAAGATGGCTCTGGTCGTTCTGTATTCTTCAGCCCACAAGCATACATCGCCAACATGCCAGACATTTCGTTTGGTACTGAAGGTGATAACCGTGATTGGGTTATCCAGTGTATTGACCTCGACTCTCACGTTGGTGGCGGTGGTCTGCTGGATGCTGCTAGCGTCAACACTCTTGAAGATGTTGGCTACGATGTAGCTGAAGACTGGAAGACTTCTTAATTGAAGGGGAGAAATCCCCTTCCTTCCTAACAAGGAGTTAATATGGACCTTTGGACATATAGCCCAGAAGAGGTGACGATTCTTGTAATGGGAGTTCCGTTGGAAGGTGTTGTTGATGGTACATTTGTTTCTGTAACAAGACAAGCACCCGTCTTTACATCATCTTCCACGGCAGATGGTCGTGTAACCAGAACTTACAATGCTGCCGATATTTGGGATATTCAGTTTACGCTGATGAATACAAGCCCTTCAAATGGATTCCTTGATAAGCTAGTTCTTCTTGATCGTGTGACGAAGCGTGGTAAGTTCCCATTAATGATTAAAGATGGTTTTGGTGGGACATTGATTTTCTCCACAACCACTTGGATTGAAGAGCTTCCATCTATTACTTATGGTGTTGAGATGACAGAGCGTGTATGGACACTCAAGAGCGCAAATGCTGTTGTTAATATCAATGGAAACGAAAGTCCAAGCTCTATGGCTGAAGATATTCTTGGTACTGTAGCATCTGCTCTACCCGGCATCCTATAGGTGATTAAATGGCAGCAGATATCCTTACATACAGCCCAGACCAAGTAGCTCTTATCTTTGGTGGATACAGAGTTAGTGGTTGGAATAGAATTGCCATTCAACGTAATACAGAGTTTGTAAAACAGATTCGTGGTATTCGTGGTAAGCACGCAAAAGAAATCAGTCGTGATACATCTTGTACCATCCTACTCACTATTCCACAAAGTACAGAAGTCAATACAATTCTCGGAAAAGTGCTTGAGCTTGAACAAACCTCGAAGGGAAAAGTTAGGCTTGAAATAATGCTTAAAGATGAGGCTGGTGGTTCTGTATTTACATCGGTTGAGTGTTACATTGGTGGATGGCCCAATATTGTGTATGGGGCCGAGTTAAACGAAATTGAGTGGAAGTTCCTTTGTGACTCATCTGAGTGGACACTTAAAGGTAACGAAGCTAACAAGAATGCAATTACTGACATGATTAGCGGAGCTTTGGGGAGTGCAGGTAGTGCAATCTCTGGAGCTGTTAGCAGTGTCGGTAATCTGTTTTAAATAAAACCGGAGGAAACAATTATGCAAGAAACTAAAGAAATCACTATTGACGAACAAACTTATATTATCAAGCTGCTCCCTACTATGGATGGTCTTGATTTTATCTCCCGTCTGAACAAAGAAGGCATGTCGGCTCGTGTAGTATTTGATGCTGTAAGCCGTTGTGTGCAGATTGGTAGTGCATCGTTTAGTGAAAAGAAATTCAACTCTCATTTCCGTGGACGTTATGGCCACTTGATGAAGCTGGTTGATGCTGTAGTAGAGTTTAACTTCCCCGACCTGAACGAGGGAAACGCCGAAAGCGATACAGAAGACCTGTAAAGGCTGTATCGCAACAATCTCAAAACCCGAGAATGAATAACATTAGAGACAACTTCTCGGGTGATTACGATGTCATGCGTGTCATCTTCTCTACAGACAATCCAATAGAAACTTTATACAACCTTCACCACAAATATTCTACTCCTTTGTTTAATGAGTATCTTGAATATTTAGATGTGCATGAAGAGCTTAAAGCTATTGCAAGAACTGAACAAGAGAAAGAGATAAAGTCCAAACAATCAAAACGATAGAGAAGGTGGAGCATGGCTGGACCGATTTCATCCTTTTACGCTCAGGTGGGGATTAGCACTCGCATTCAAGATTTGCGAAAAGTTGATCGCTACCTGAAGCATGTAGAGACTAAACTAAAGAGATTTGAGAAGCTTTTCAGCAAGAATTTCTCTCTCGGTATTTCCTCATTCTTTGTTAATGAAAGAAGCTTAAAGCGTACTCTTGGAAATGCTCTCGACAAAGCAAGCAAAGATGTAGTATTTGAGGTTAGCCGTTTTGCTGTAAATGAAAGAAACCTACGTGCGGCAATGCTTCGTGCTGGGCGTTCCTTTGCAAGAGAGGCTGTTCCTTATCAATCAAGCTTGCACAGAGCTAACACCACAGTTACTAGAAACGAACGCCCTCAACTTGCAGACAGGTCCGGTCGTAATTTCATGTATGGCGGTGGAACGGCAGGTGCTTTAGCGCGTTATGGTGTTGGAAGCGTTCCGTTTATTGGCGGTGCTTATGGTTTGATGCAGCTAAATACTGCTAACCAAGAAGCAATCTCAACCCGATTGACCACACAAGCTGTTCTGCAATCTCAGGGTTATACTGAGCAACAAGGAGAGCAAGCTTTTGATTGGTTGAGGAAGCTTGCGAAACTTAATGGTTTCAACTATATGCAAGCAGCGCCTGACTATAACCAGTTCTTGTCTAACGCACTGGGTGCTGGGATGAGCTTAGGGGGAAGTCAGGACATCTTCAAAGGTTTCAGCGAATATCAGACCGCGATGGGTGTAACTCCTGCACGTCGTAAGTTGGTTAACAACGCCCTTAGTCAGATGCTCGGTAAAGGCACTATCAGTATGGAAGAACTGCGTCGTCAAATGGCTGAAAGTATGCCGGGGACGATGAGTATCTTTGCTGAAGCTTTGGCACAGAAGACAGGTAGTGGTCTTACTGGTCAAGCGGCTCTTGCTGCCCTGTATGAAGCAGTTCCTACAGGGAAACTAAAGGCTGCTGATCTGCTCCCTATCGTCTCTCAAGTTATGTCCCAAAGAGCTGCACCTAAAATTGAAGCTCTTCGTAAAACCTCGATGGCTGAACAAGGCCGTGGTGGTAGTGTAATTCAAGACCTTTTGTATGCGTTCTCCCGTTCAGGTGGTGAGGAGGGTTTTGCTCGGTTCTTCAGAACTGTTACAGCAGCCGCTGAAAAATTAACCCCGGTTGTTGAGGGATTGGGACGAGCTTTTAACTGGATGAGTAAGCAGATTGAAGCACCTCTTCTCGTTCTTGGAGATTTAGGTACACACTTTAAAAATCTCCAGACTACAATGAATGCTCTGCATCCAGACGCAATGAAATTTGCCGCTGTTGGAACTCTGTTGATGACATCTTGGGGCAGATTGGCTGCTGTATTTAGTGGTGTCTTCCTTGTGCTCGAAGATATCTCTGCTGGTATTCTTGGTTATGACAGTTATACGAAAGACTTCTTCACCTTCCTAGAAAAATTCGTAGAATTTGATAAGGGTATTATGGGTGTTGCAATGGCGTTTCTCGCTGTGGCAGCGGCCCTAAAGATTGCTTCTGCTGTAGCAAAAGGCTCTATGTTGGGTAGTGTTCTTAAAGACACAATTCCGGGAGGCTCTGATGGTAAATCTGGATCAAAGGGTGGTGGCTGGAAGGGTGGCCTAGCCTTCTTAGGAAGCCTCGCCCCAGGCGCTGCCGCTGTTTTTGGTGCAGAATGGTTAGCCGAGTATGCAGGGTTCTATGAGCGCATGGATGCTTATAGGGAAGCCCAGAGCACACCAGAAAAGAAAGCTGCTTTTATGCAAAGCAAAGCTGCTGGTCAGTGGAATGGGATTGATGATTATCTTGCTTTCCAAGCCGACAAGCGTGCTGCTCTGGAAGAAGATATCAAAGCTGGAATCATTACACCAGAACAAGCTATGTCTCAAATGGGTATGACTAACAGCACATCTAATACTATCACCAACACCTTTGAAATCAAAATTGATGGTGTGATTGATCCTGCAAATATGGAGAACATCTTTAATCAAGAGATTCTTCCTCAGATTGAAGGGTGGTGGACGAACCAGCTTGGTGAAGTTGATATATCTTACGGGAGTAAATAAATGTCGTTAGTTTTACAGTTTGGAAACAACGGTGGTCCTGAAGATATTAGCGCTGTCTACTACATCAACGCTGTAGAGTCCTATACAAAGACGGTGAACGGTAAGCTATCCAAGCATCCTTTGGACTCTGGCGTAAGCATATCAGACCACTTCATTTCAGAAAATATGACGTTCAATATCCGTGGAGTTATTACCTCTGCGGATATTACATTCGCAGCATATACCACAAATTTTGCTGCTGTTGGTGCAAACAATATTCAAATGGGTGAACCACCGATTGCCGTTACGGTGGATGATGGTAAGACTCTTTTGAATAAGTTCCTGCCAGATGTGATTGGTCAATTCCTTTCACCTGTCGAACCAGAAGTGTTTGGTGACGAATCTCCTGTTGCAGAAGCAGGTCCATCTTTCTCAGAATTTATCGAGAAAATGATTCTGGATGTCATTTACAATCCTGTATCACAGACATACAGAAATAGTATTGTCCCTGTATCTTTGTATGAGATGGAGGGCAACCAATATAGTAAAGCGCCCTACACCAACCTTGTCGTAACAGATTTTAGGGTAAACGAAACCCCTGACACCGGAAATGGCTGTCATTTTGATATGACTCTTGAACAAGCTCGCTTTGTTGAGATTCGCAAAGAGGAGCTTCCAGAGGATGTATCTGAAGACATTCAGAAACAAGCCGCTGCCACTTCGAACAAAGGAAAGGCTGACTCTACAGAAAAGCCTGTGCCTGAATCTGATGAGGATAAGAGTGACCCAAACGCTCCAGCACGTCGGAGCATCTTAAAGAACAAATTTGAACCTACGGAGGGTTAAATGAATTACGTTAGTTTACCTCTGTATCAGGAACAAGATTACTTTTACTCTGTTGTGCTAGACGAAGTGGCTTGTGTCTTTCGACTCTACTATAACCAACGAGTAGATGGATGGTTCTTTGATCTAAGAGAAGAAGGTTCAACTGATTATTTTGTTCAAGGAGAAAGATTGGTTCCGCTTTACCCAATCCTTCTTGACTACACACATCTGCCATTCTCAGGCTTTCTTTGGTTGGAACCTGTTGGTGATAGTGTTGAGAAGTTTAGAACTGACTCTTTCAGCTTGTATAAATGGTTCCGTTTGTTCTTTATTACTGATCTTTAAATTAATAGGAGGGTGGATGCCTTTACAGACTAATAGGATTTACTCTCTTATTGTTGGTGATGTCAAAACAGGAGATGGATGGGAAATCACTGATCTTCACATCACCTTCGATATCAGCAAAATGAGTGACAACAAACAAAAGAACAACAGTGCGACGATTGAAATATACAACCTATCCAAAGAGAAACAAAGATTCCTTGAAAGAAAATACATTGGTCTTGTTCTTAGTGTAGGTTGGTTGGACACCGGACTTAAGCGTCTTTTTGCAGGCCAAGTTACAGAAGCATCTACGAGAAAATCTGGTGCTGATGTGATCACCATTCTTAATGTTGGTGTTGACTACGTTGAACTTAATCATCAAACAATCAGTAAGCTTGTCCCAGAGGGAAGAACTTACGAAGACGTCATTGAAGAGATTGCCAAAGAAATTGGCACAAGTCGTAACGTAATCACAGGTGTTAACTGCAAGAATCCTGTTATTGACGGATATCCGCTCTCAGGCACTCCGCGTCAAATGCTTGATGAAGTGTGTAGAGCTAATCAAATGGATTGGTCGATTGACGATAAAGTGCTGTATGTAAGCGACACCACCGAAAGTCACACAACTGATATTAATTCTGTTGTTGTAATTAGCCAGTCTTCAGGCTTGCTGGACCGCCCCTATCTTACAACAGGGGATGTGAACAGGTCTGTAAAAGATAAAAAGAAAAAAAGAGGATTACAGTTCCGTTGCCTCATTATCCCAGAGTTGGTTGCTGGCTCTCTAATCAAACTTGAGTACGAAGAGCTTACCGGCTACTACCGCATTGACTCCATGAGAATTAAAGGTGGTTGGCGTGTAGATGATTGGTCTATGGATATTAAACTTACAGAGAAGATCGGGAGCGTATAATGGCACAAGAAAAATCTCTGCAAGGGACATTGACTAAGAATTTCTGGAGCGGAATGGAGAATGTTTACACATCTATCCCCGGTATTGTTGTTCGAGTAAGAGACAATCTTCAAAACCTTGCTATTGATGTTCAGCCTGCAATCAACATCAAGAAAGAAGACGGCACTGTACAAGATCGTCCAGTAATCCTGAATGTCCCAGTGCAAATGCCGTCTGGACGTGAGGGTGGGCTGACTCACAACATCTCTGTTGGTGATCCTGTTTGGCTAATGTTTTCAATGGTGGGTATTGACCTTTGGAAACGTGGTAACGGTATGCCCACAACTTCCTCCGACTTTAGGAAATTTGATAAAAGAGATTGTGTTGCCATTCCCTCTCCATTCCCGTTTAGTGAAAGTGTAAACAACCCAGAGAAGCATTTGTGGGAACACAATCCTAACGATGTGGTTCTATACCATGGATTGGGCAGTGCTGAAGAGACAGAGATTCGTTTACATCGTGGTGGTGGTGTAACTATTAACACAAACCAAGAAGTAACTGTTAATGCTGATGTAGCCCAAGTGAATGTTAAAACTTTGCTTGTAGATGCTGCTCACACGGATTGGGTTGGTAATATCAACTATGTCGGAACTCTGACTATCAATGGTGTCCCTTACCAATCTCATATTCACAGCGGAGTTCAATCTGGCCCAAGTAACACCGGAGGAGTTGTTTAATGGACCTATTAATGGATATTAACGGCACTGGAGATATGGTGTTCGTTAACGGTGCAGCTCCACGTACCTACATTGAAGCAGATGTTGTAGCTCAAAGACTTGCCATCCACCTCAGAACCTTTCGAGCCGAGTGGTTCCTAGATGAACCTTACGGCGTTCCATGGTTTGAGATTCTTGGCACTAAGAAAACAAAACAACAAGTGGATGCAATCTTACAACGAGAAGTGTTGTCTGTTCAAGGGGTCAGAGAGATTGTCTCTTGGGCGAGCGAGATTGATAACGTCAACAGAAACTATAGCTGTAAATTCACAGTTAAAACAACAAACGGTGGTTTGACCAATCAAATCATTGTCAATTCACCAACTACTTAAAGGTAATTAAATTTTATGGCTGGATTGACTGACTCTGGGTTGGACATTAAAAGGCTAGTTGAAGTAATCACAGACCTTCGTCAAGAAGCCGTTCCAATCTTTCAAGATTTGCTTGAAGACCCGAATGACATTGTAGATACATCTGAGGATTCTACGCTTGGTCGATTGATTGGTCTTATTTCCCCCTCGCTGGCTGATCTTTGGGAGGCTGTACAAGAAGTATACTCAGCTTTTGATCCAAACTCAGCAACAGGCATTGCTCTTGATAATCTCGTAGCTCTTGGTGGAATCACTCGCTTCTCTAACACTTACACTACAGCTCAAGCTCTTTTCACCGGCAATAACGGTACTTTGATCCCTGCTGGAAGTGTTGTTTCTAGTGCCACGACTGGACAAAGTTTTAATGTTGTAGCGAGTGTAGCATTATCCCCGTCTCTTGTTTCTGGTGTCACTGTTACAGTACCAACTGTTGCCAGCAGCACACTATACACTATCACTTACTCGCGGATTACCAGTTCAAACACTGTCAGCTACACAAGTGGTGTTGGAGCCACAGCAGCGAGCATTCTTGCGGGACTGAAAGCCGAGATTGATGCTAATCATCCACAATTGATTGCTACTGTTGTTGGAACGACTCTGGAAATTGATCTTGACGATATTTTCCAAGTAACTTCTTTCAGCACATCAGCTAATCTTGGTATCACTAAGGTTGATAAGATCGGGGACTTGATTGCTCAAGAATATGGTCCGATTGAGCAAGCTCCCAATACAATCACTTCTATTTCCACTCCTGTACTAGGTTGGGATAGCGTTTATAATCCAGTTAGTGCTGTTGGTGGTCGCTTCATTGAAACAGATGAAGAGCTTCGTGAACGTTTCCGTGTAAGTAAGTTTGAACGTGCCTCCAACATTCTTGAAGCATTGTATTCTGCTCTGATCAATCTTGACACTGTAGAACAAGTGGTTATTTATGAGAACGATACAGACGTTGTAGATGCCAATGGTCTACCTCCCCATAGCTTTATGCCGATTGTTCTTGGTGGTATTTCCACGAACATTGCACAAAGTATTTGGGGAAATAAACCTCTTGGTATTCGTAGTTATGGTAACACTTCCGTAACGATCTACGACAGTCAGGGCTTTCCGCACGACATTGGTTTTGAGCGTCCAAACCCTGTCACCATCTATATTGACTTGGATATTACCACCAACTCCGAGTTTCCTCAAGATGGCGAGCAAGCAATTAAAGATGCAATTGCTGCATACATGGAAGCACAGTTTGGTATTGGTGAAGATGTTGTTTACAGCCGTCTGTACACGCCGATTAACAGTATTCAAGGACACTTTGTAAACAGCTTAACTATCGGAACATCTCCATCGCCCACTGGAGTTGCAAACATCCCTATTGGTTTCAATGAATTGTTCTCTCTTGATCCTAGCAATATCACAATCACAACGTCTTAAGGAGGATTAAATGCGCAATGAGTTTGACACAGCACCCTACCTTGAGGAAGCCCGTGATCGAGTAACCTACCAATTCACCGACAAACCTATCTTCGACAAGTATTTGCAGTTGTTGATTCTTGGTCAGGTTGAGATTCAAGAAGCTTTAAAACAAGTGATGCAGCTTCGTAGCATTGATACGGCAGAGGGCGAGCAACTTAATGTGATTGGTAGGATTGTAGGACAACCAAGAGAGCTTCTGGAAGCAGACCTATATGAATACTTCGGTTTGCAAGGTGCAACTAATGCACAAAGCTTTGGTGAGCTTGGGAACGTTAGTGTCGGGGGTCTGTTCTACAACTACGGAACACCCTTGGGTGGTAACGTCTTGCTGGACGATGCGACATATCGTAAGTTTATCAAAGCTAAGATTTTCAAGAACGTAACAGCATCTACACCAGAAGAATTTATCACCGTTGTGAACACGATTTTTGACCTTCCGATATCGATCACATCTGAAGGTGACGCCCAAGTTACATTGATGTTTGGGCGTATTCTAACAGCTTTTGAGAAAGCTCTTCTGAACTATGTGAGCACATCTCAAGGTTACCCATCAAGATTGGTTCCCAAGACTGTTGGTGTACGCATCAATTATGGCGAGTTTGAAGGTGGAAACTACTTCGGCTTTCAAGGTGCGCCGGGTGCTAAAGGCTTTGGTGAGTACACAGGCACTTACGGTTATGGTCTTGGTTACGGTCTTGAATATGGCGACTCAGATTTCGAGCTTACTGGAGACGGCGGGCTATTTGCTACGCTTTACTAATTAAGAGAGGAAACAAATGACACAATTTTTGAAGCCTAGCAATCTAAACAATGTGTGGGCTAGTGGTGGGGATCGGATTTATCCCGGTGATACTAAATACGCAACTGGTTGGCAAGTAGAGATTCCACCCCGTCAGTATTTTAACGAGATTGACTATAAGCAAGATCAAATGCTTGCTCACCTTAACCAACACGGTATTCCTGTTTGGGATAGTGAGACAGAGTATCAAGAGAACCAAAGCTATGTACAAGGCTCCACAGGCACTGTTTATCGTTGTGTTTTGACTCACACTAACCAGAACCCCGACCTAGACGTAAGCAACACCTACTGGATTATTGCTTTCGCTTCTGCTGGCGATTTTTATACCGCTGATGAAAGCGATTCTCGTTATGCACAGCTATCCAATAATGGTAGTGACTACAACGTTGCAACTTTTCGTACAAATATCAGTGTATACAGCAAAGCTGAGACTTATACTAAAACAGAGGTTGATGGAAAGACTACAGTTGCTTCCGCACTACAGGCACAACAACAAAGTAGTAATGCAGTCTTACTCTCCCCACTCCGACTAGCAGAAGCCTTCAAGGGAAGTAATCAGTCGCTTTCTGGTTCCGGTAGGCAATCTTTTCCTGGGGGGATGGTAATTCAGTGGATGAGCGTTGAAATGCCATCCCATTCGTCTACAAACAATACTATAAATGTAGTGTTCCCGACACCATTCCAAAATGCTGCCGTTTCTATATCCCACATGGAGG